ACGGCGACCACCGAGATCTACACTCTTTCCCTACACGACGCTCTTCCGATCTCTTCTGCCCCCAAGCACCCAAAAACGAGGAAGGAAAGTGGCATGACGGACGTCTATGGAATTGTTGAAACCAAACCACCGAGAATCCAACAATTATATATTCGCAGCAGCCAGTTTGGTCCAATGTTTGCCATTACCAATATCGACTGCCGTGGGGTCGAACTGGTCTATGGGATCAACCAGAACGACTACTGCTGCTACGTGACGCTGCAAGAATACCTGTTTGCGTCGGAGAAACCCATCCCTATCCTTCGTGTCCCAACCATTGTTGTTGGGCAGACTCGAACCTTCATCTGTGGCGACCCCTACGCCTACTACGCGGTGCAGCGACCGCACGTGCCAACGATGTATATCGCGGGCTGCCGCCGCTGGCGCTCGCTTGGTGAAGCGGAAAGTTATTATCAGCACACAGACATATCCATCGAAAAGGCTGAGGTGTCCCTCGCAATTCTGGCTGAATTGAAGCGCCGGGTTATTGCAGCCGGCATCGAACCGTAGAGTTCACCGAGGTCCCTAGAACTGGGAGGCAGTGCTATGCCTTACGGCGTGAGAGTTGAAATGACCCCGGACGGGCTTTTCCGGACCATGATCTCCGAGTTTGACCCCGGGACGGGGAAAACTCACGGATACATGGAAATCACCGAGTGCGAGGACCTGGAGTACGGGACCCGCGAGTGCATTCGGCGCTTTGAGAAGAGATGGGCTGACCAAAACCGTGTGGTCACCTACGTGTTCAATCCAATCACCAATGCGTGGGAGGAGCCGGATTGCATCACGGTGGCCGAGGCCACCTTCGCGTCCTACCACCACCTTGGGATCAAGGCCCCGGTGGCGTCATGAGCCGCGACCCGTTGATTGACATTGCTCTGCGATCCTTCAACGGGTTGATTGACGAACTGAATGCCGAAGGCTTCCTGCTCAACAACTTGTATCAGGAGCCTGACGGAACATTCCGGGTTAACTTCGCAATGCCCGGGCGGCTGGGGTATGCCTATGGCCACGGCAACACCGTTGCCGAAGCGTTTGAGGAAGGGTTAGCCAATGCCGAAAAAGCCCGCAGGAAAAGCGCGTGTGTCGGTCCTCGCCATCGGGGCCGCCCACCTCGCAAACGAGAGCGGCCGAGGCTCTAGGCCGGAGAGCTTGTTCCGTTTGTCCTGCCTGAGCTTGCCCAGGGGCGGTCGGTTTCTCAAGAAACAATCGGTGCATGAGGAAGGAGCTCTGTGGGCTCACACACTGGTCGTCACCAAGGCCCTTGGCGAGGCCATGCGCTGTGTCGACCGGTCTGAGCGCGATGCACGCCTGCGCGCGGACGAGATCTTCATTACAGCCAATCATTTTATGTGGGCTCGGGGCCTCAAAATGTTTTATGAACGGGACTCACGTGGGGGCTACTCGCTTTTCGACATGCCTGATGAAAAAGATGCCCAAGTCACCTAGCCTTGGAAAAATTGTGGGTGACTTGGCTTCGCTCAAGCCGGATGAACTGCGCGCGGTGCAGCAGGCCGCCGACGCTCTGCTTGAAGGTGAGGCCACGGCCACGTCTGCCGATGCGCCTGACCTTTATCACGCCATGCTGGCTGAACTGGAAACCATTGGGATGGTGCGAATCCCCTATCAGCGCTTCGCCAAGATGGCGGTGTTCAAATCCTGGAAAGTCCACTGCCCATCCACCGTAGAGTTTATAGACCGTCACTTTGGTAAGTTGAAGAAAACCATCCGTCATGCCCTTGAGCGCCACCTGTTTGAGTTGCTTATCGAAGACCTGCGTGCGCGCGGTGCCCCTGTGGCGCTCGGCGTCATCGTTACCAATATGGGGCGGCTGCCGGAAATCTTTGACGCGGCCTACCCCGGCTACATCGAGTCTGGACTGGCAATTCTTGTGCCAGACGCACTGTTGAGGAACCAACATGGACATGAAAAAGAGCACGGGTCCGTTCGCAGATCAAGTCGTGAAGGTCAAGTTCAAGGACCAGTTCGAGATCGAGGTCGTTCGCCTCGATAAAGGCACGCCGATTGAGCGCTACGTCATTATGACAACCACCGATATTGGATCGGTCGACGCCGACCAGCGCACAACCGAACTCACGATGGGAAAGCGCGACTTCGACGACTATGTGCGCCAACTGAACGCGCTGGTCTAGGCCGCAAGGGGTCAGGGACTTTAGGGATGGCAGACCTCAGCGGCGGGTTACAGGAGAACCTTCTGGTCCTCCTCTCGTTCGATCCCGAGCGCAGCATTATCATTCGTAACGTGATTGAGCCCGAGCTCTTTGGCGGGCTGTACCAGCACATTGTTGTGGCAGTGTATGACTACATCGACCGTTACAAGGCCCCGCCCAAGGACCACCTGCCAGACATTTTGGCCGACAAGCTGACGTCCAAAAACCGCCGTGAGCAAACCCTGTTTAGGGACATCGTAGAGAGCATCTATGAAATGCGTAACCGGGTCAATGCCGAATTCGTGATGACCCAGGTAAGCGACTTCGTCAAACGGCAAAGCCTGCGCAGCGTGGCCGCCGAGATAGGCCGCGAACTGGTGCGCGACACGCCGGAGTCACTGCTCAAGGCCGAAAATCTTTTCCGGACCGCCAACGTGGGTGCGCTCAGGGTATTTGACTCTGGACTGCGCCTCAGCGATAAGAAGCGGGCACTCAAGTTCCTTGAACGCAACAACGACTGTTTCGCTACCGGCATACCGGAACTCGACCGCCGCGGGCTTGGGCCTACCCGCAAAGAGCTTTTCCTTTACATAGCCAACACCAAGTCGGGCAAGACGTGGGCCTTGATCCAACTGGCCAAGGCCTCACTGGTACAGCGACTGCGCGTAGCCCATATCACGCTGGAGAACTCGGAGGAGATCACCTCCCAGCGTTATTTTCAGTCCCTGTTTTCGATGTCAAAGCGCCGTGAGCGCTTCAAGGTCACCCGGTTCAAGCGCGATAAGTTGGGCAGGATAGTTGAGTTTGAGGACTGGGACCTGCTGCCCAAGTTCTCAATGGATGACCCCAACATCAAGGAGAAGCTCGAGCGAAAGATTGACCAGTTTGCGGGCCGCCTGCTTGACAATATCGTTATTAAATACTTCCCCACCGGCACCCTGACCATGGGGCAATTGAACGCCTACCTCGATAACCTCTTTGCGGTTGAGCGGTTTGCCCCCGACCTGATCATCGTTGACTACCCCGACCTGATGGAACTGGGTAACGGGGAGGTCCGGTTTAGCCTCGACATAATCTACAAAAACCTGCGCGGCGTGGCCGGTGCCCGCAATGCTGCCATGGCCGTGGTCAGCCAATCGAACCGCGCCGGGGCAAAGGCCAAGCAGATTGGCCTTGAGCACCAAGGCGAGGCTTATAGCAAGGCGCAGCACGCCGACACCGTTGTGACCTACACCTCCACAATTCAGGAAGACCGCATGGGCCTAGCCCGCCTGCACGTTGCGGGCGCTCGCAACGACAGCGATAAATTCTCCGTCGTGATCTCGCAAAACTACGGCAGCGGTCAGTTTGTTGTCGACAGCGCCCTGATGACCGGGAACTATTGGGGCAACGTTTCACGTGATGCAGGAGAGGATGTTGAGGATGAGGAAACCCCGGAGTAGAGCTACGCTAGAGCTTGCTGCGGCAAACCCGACACCCCAAAAGGGAACTATTCGGATATTGGCATCCGGAAGCTCCATCCTAAATGAAGTCAGTCTCAATGGGATCAATCGAGTTCGCATCAGTGCCTCCAATGGGGAGGAGTACGAACTCGTTGTGGAGGCAGACTCCAAAGGACCGACCTTCTACATCCGGGCTCTCTACGGTCGGATTAAACTCATGCCAAATGCGGCCAATTCTGTAAGCGTCGCATATTATGACGAGGCAAGAAAAAGCAAATGAGAATATTTGTCTTTGGCAGTAATATGGCCGGCATCCATGGCGCTGGCTCAGCCCTCGAGGCCAAACGGAACTGGGGCGCTGAGATGGGCGTTGGGCGCGGGCGGACAGGCAACGCCTACGCAATCCCGACCAAGGACATGAATTTGCGGACCCTTCCCATTACCACTATCCGGGTTTACGTCGATCAGTTCATTCGCTATGCAATCGATAACCCCAATATCGATTTTGAGGTTGTGGCCATTGGTACCGGATTGGCCGGCTACACTCACGGCGAAATGGCACCACTGTTCCTCAAGGCGCCAGATAACTGCTGGCTGCACACCGAATGGAACAAAATCCTCGGCAGGCCCGAATGACTAGCCCTCACGGTGAGGGCGAGGAGGATCTGCGTGTTGCCGAGCAAGCGCAGCTACAGCGCCGCTTGACCGCCTTGCTCACCGTCATCATGGGCAGGCTAACCCATGAAAGCGCCCGGCCCGCGCTACAGGCATTTGTTGACGCCTGCCTCAGCCATGAGGCTGACCGGCTGCGGGTTGACCTGATACGGCACCGGGCCGCCCTGATTGAACTTGCCTGGATGCCCTATGGTGCGGGCTTTGGTTGCCGTATGTGTGGGGGTATGGGCGGCACCAAGGAGCAAATAGTCCACAAGGAGGGTTGTGTACTTCGGGAATGATAGCCCCATCTGCCATAAGAGCGTTTCTGAACCGCCGGCTGGAGTCCTACACTTGGATGAAGGACCTCACGGCGCGGGAGCTTGACCGCGGCCTGGATGATCTGCATCCGCGCCCCAATTTCAGCGGCTTCAAGCTCAAGCCCTGGCTGCACCAGCTCGTTTGCTTCCTTCTTATCATCACGTTGAAGCGTTGGATACCATTGCTCGACATGGGTTTGGGGAAAACCATGCTCACGCTGATGGTCCTGCGCTACCGCAAGCAGCGCGGCGAGAAACCCCGGGCCATTGTGTTCGTGCCTTTCATCACTGCCATCGATACTTGGATCGAGGAAACCAAGCTGCACACCCCGGAGCTAAAGTGCGTGCCGCTGATGGGCACCACGCAGCAGAATCTCGACCAGTTGATGAACGACACCGGCGACCTGTTCGTGATCTGCTACCATTCGGCGTTGGCCATGATCACCGAGAAGGTCAGTGTACGCAGTTCCAAGAAAAAAACGAAGCGCCGCGGTGCCAAGGTTCAATGGCAACTGACTGCCAAGGATGTCAGGTGGTTTTTTCAGGACTTCGACATGCTCGTCATGGACGAGCTGCACAAGATCAAAACGGTCAGCAGCCTGACCTACCGCATGTGCAAAGCTATCTCGCAAGTTTGCGAGTACGTGATTGGGCTTACCGGCACCCCCTTCGGCCGTGACCCCGGGGACCTGTGGCCACAATTTGCCATAGTGGATTTTGGCGCCACGCTGGGCGACACCTTTGGTTTGTTTCGATCCGTGTTCTTCGAGGAGAAGATAAATAAATGGGGCGGGTACGAGTACAAGTTCAAGAAGTCCCTGCTTGGCGACCTCAAGCGGATCATTCAGAACAGCTCGATCCGATACAACGTGGAGGAATGCCATGACATGCCCCCGCGCCAATACATCGTCAAATATGTGCGGCCGACGCAGGGCATGGCCACCTACTACAACAAGGCGCTCGAGCAGCTTGAGAAGATAAGGGCCAGCAAGGGTGGCTACCGGGCCATTGAGAATCGGTACATCCAGCTTAGGCAGCTCTCATCCGGCTTTATGACGCTGCGGGGTGAGCAGGATGACAAAATCTATGTCAACCTCGACGAGAACCCCAAGGTGGAGGCGCTGCTTGACCTGATCGACGACATGCCCATTGGTCGGAAGATGATCGTGTTTCACCACTTCCGCCAAACCAGCAAGGTTATCTCAGAGGCGCTGACCAAGGCAGGGATCAAGCACATTTGCATCCTTGGTGGGGTCAAGGACGCGGTCGCCCGGGTTAAGAAATTCAGGGATGACCCCTACTGCGACGTGCTGGTAATCAACAGTGAGTTGGGCTCCTCCTCGCTCAATATGCAGTGTGCGAACTACGTCGTATATTTTGAGCAGCCGGAGAGTAGCACCGACCGGGACCAGTCGGAGCGGCGCTGCTGGCGGCCGGGGCAACTGCGCAAGGTCTTTTTCTTTGACCTGTTGATGCGAGGCACGGTAGACGTGACAAAGAACGGATACAATCAGCAGGGCCGCAACCTGCTACGCAGCATAGTGGACGGCAAGTCAAAGATAAGAAGGCTGGCGGTATGACCTACGAGCTGAGCGACGCGGAACGGGCAGCGCTGGCCAAGATCAATGAGGGTTACGCCCAGCTCCTCCAAACCGGCTGGAAGCCCATGGTCTATGTGACCAGCTCGAACGGTATCAATCTGCTTGTCATCGAACCCGGTTCAGGCGGCGTGCACAGCGCCCGTTGCCTCCACGGTCACTGGTTTGAAATAACTCCTTCCCGGCGCGACGCCCAGGGCTTTGCCATTGGTGGCACCGTCACCCCTATCAACCCCATCTTGTACCGCGTTCCCGAAACCAGCGGAGACCCCAATGCTCAAAAACGAGAATAAGCTACCCGTTATCATCGTCGTGGGCGCGGACAAGGGTGGCGTCGGCAAGACCTTCCTGACCCGCTCCTTGCTGGACTATCTCGCGGCCAATACCAAGGCCGCCGCCTCCGGCAAAATCCGCGTGTTCGACAGTGAGCCCGGCGGCGCGGGCTTGAAGCACTTCCACCCCACCGCCAAGCTGGTCAACTTCGACCTCATGTCCGATCAGGCCAAGATCCTCGACGGCTTGACCTCGGAAATGTTAACGGTGCTCGACTGCCGCGCCGGCCTCCTGTCGGTCTTCCTGAAACGGTTTGCCGCGCTCGGACTCATGAACGACGTCAAGCAGGGCCGCGTCGAGCTGGTTGTCAAGCATGTGCTGGGCAACACCATCGCTTCCCTCAGCGAGATCGCCGACACGGCGGCTATCCTGGCCGACGGCGGCCACCACATTCTGGTGAAAAACCCGGCGCGTGACGCCCACTTCTTTGCCTGGGACAAGGAAACCGAGAAGCGGTACTTCGACATCATTGCGCCCGCCGACCTGATCACCTTGGACCACATGGACGGCGCAGTGGCCGAGTTGATCGACAAGGCTGCCATGCCAATGCGGCAGTTCATCAATGATCCCAGCTTCTCGGACACCTACCGGCGCGAGGCCAGCCGCTGGTATGAGAACACGGCGGCCGAGTACACCCGCGTGGGGTTCAACAACCTGTAGGGACGCATGAACCTGTTCAGCGGAACCCCGCTCAACAAGATAGCCGTTGTCACAGTGGCACTAGCTGCGGCAGCGGCGCTTGCTGCCGCGTTGGAGTGGTGGGGGAAACGACAGAAAGGAGACCTCTTTCAGCGCTCCTATATTGAGGGCGAGCCCTGTCCCAAATGTGGTTTTGGGCTCTTGCGTAGGGAAGGAATGTTCTATTGGCGCGGAGACGAATTCCCCGCCGCCTTTTGTGAGCCCTGCCACTCAATGTGGGTTTACCGTGGGGAAGAAATGCCGCCGCTCAGGCCTAAGCGCCGGCCGCTTACCTCATTGTGGGTCATTCTAATTGTCTCGGGTGTGGTTGCCGTGCTCGTCTTTGCCTTGGCGCGCTGACCCATGGATTGGCTCAAGTTTTTCAGTGACAACTCGATTGAGTATGTCACCGTAGGGCCAAACACGAAGTCTGGCGAAGCCTCTATTGCCTGCCCCTTCTGCGGTGACGACCCCAGTTTCCACATGGGGGTGCACCTTACCCTTGAGAAGTGGTCGTGCTGGCGCAACATCACAAGCCACTCAGGGCGCCGTCCGCACCGGCTGATCCGTGAACTGCTGGGCTGCTCACACAACCATGCTGGCCTTGTGGTCCGGCAGTACAGCCGCCCTGACCCCAATACGTTGGAGGAGGTGCTGGCTGCGCTGGCAGACACTGAGCCGCTGCCGGCCGGGAAGGTGGTTGCCCCCACGGCACTGGAGTTTCCCCCCGACTTTCGTCCCATTGTAAATGCCCGCTCAACCCGATACTTCTGGGAGTACCTTGCCGTCAACCGGGGTTTTGGTGACGACACGACCGAGGTGATCAAGGAGTATGGGCTATTGTGTGCGTCCTCGGGCAAGTACAAGCAGCGCATAATCATCCCCGCTTACAGCGAGGGGCGGCTAGTGGGCTGGACGGCCCGCGCCGTGGTTGAGACGGTTGACGCGCCGCGCTACCTTACCTTGAGTGAGAAGGATGGAGCGCTGTGCAACATCAAGGAAGTCGTCCTGTGGGAGGACGAGCTGCTGAATGACCGCGACGCCGACCTCCTGTTTGTAGCGGAAGGTCCGCTTGACGGCATGAAGCTCGACTACTACGGTTTTCGATACGGGGCGCGGGCCACGTGCACATTCAGCACTCACATTACTTTCTCCCAAGTTGAGGTCTTGAGAAGGATAGCCAAGCGCTATAAGCGCAAGGTCATCCTGTTCGACCCTGAGGCTGTGGGTGAGTCGTTCAAGGCCGCCGACCTGTTGCCGGGGTTTGAGATAGGTTCTATCGCTAACGGTATAGAGGACCCCGGGGCGATGACCCCCAAGCAGGTCCGCGCCATGTGCCGCCAATATGGGGATTGAAAAGATGGACCTGCCAAAGCCGGTTGAGCTCTTCGCTGCCTACCACGAGCAACATGGATATGCGACCTTCAACGAGGATATCAATTTTGTGCGTGCACATGCCGCCGCAAGCGCCCAGTCCACCCGCTTCTCGGTTCTCAAGGTACGGGTCGTCGCAATTGAGGACGTGACGGTGAGAACACCCACACCAACTGGCTCATGGGTTCTCGTGAACAACAAGGGCTGGAGGGATCATGTTGGATGGGTGATTGATTTTGATATTCGCGACTTCGCCAACCGGCCTGACCACGTGATGACTGTTGTATTGGACGCCAAAGGAACCCGCAGGGCGCTTCCCGCCAAGGTGTTGAGTGAAGCCCCGGTTGAAAGAAGGGGCTGGCCCACAGGCACAACCTGAACCCCCTTGCTTTTTCACGGGTTTTTGGGCTCCATGTTACATCAAAGTGATTTGCCACAATTTGGGATGGATTTGCGCATGAGACGTTCGCGCCGCCGCAACCGTGCACCCTGGGTGAAGGTTGACATATGGGAACCGACCTGGAGCCCTGAGATCGTCGGTTGGTCCGTCAACTTCTACAACAGAAACAAGTGGCGCTTCGACAGCAAGGACCGCTGTGATCCGGTCATGACGGTCGACGACCTGATGCAGGAAGCCTACATCATCTTTGAGCGCGTCCGCGCCAGCTACCCGCGCGTGATTGACCCGCGCCATTTCATGGCCCTTTACAAAACCTCCATCCAGAACGACATGACCGACAGGTCGCGGCTTGAGCGCAAACGGGACGCAACCATTGAGGATTTGGGGGAGGATGCCTCCTCCGCGCTCGCGGGTCGTATGGACGACGAGAGTGGTTATCTGGCTGTGCTCCTCAGTGAGATGCCCCGAGAGGTTCAGTTGCTGATCGCCGGCATGCAAAGGGATGACGTTGCGGTGGCACTGCGCGAGCCCTATGAGAAGGACGAAGCCGGTGTCAGGAGCGAAACCTTTGGAGAACGTCTGTGCCGTCTCATTGGCATTGACCCGGCAACCCGGCCGCTCCAACAGTTGCGGGAATTGCTTGCGTAAAACGACAATCCACCACCCCAGGAAGGAAGGCCCATGGCTCAATTCATCTACGACGATACCGAGCTCACTGCTGTCGAGCAGGAGCTGACCGAATCCGTCAAGTTCGAGGCGAAGTCAAAATACAAAACCCGGCAGGACTATCTGGCCGACCTCGGCAAGGCGGTGAACAAGATCGAGGACGCGGACTACGAGAAGCTGAGCGATCCCGCCGTCGAGTGGATGCAGTCGGCGCTGCCGGCAATCAAGGCGGGCGACACCATTCCTGACTTTCCCGACTATGAAGCGAAGGAAGGCGATGACGCCCCGGGCGAGGAGGCCGGCGACGGTGAGGGCGAAGGTGAGGAAGCCGGCGATGGCGAGAACTCGGAGCAGGAAGAGACCCCGCCTGCTCGAGGCCGTCAGCGCCAGCAGGCCGCCGCCCCCGCCAAGGGCAGGGGCAAGCCGGACAAGAAGGCCGCGGCCAAGGCCCCCGCCACCAGCAAGGGCGGGAAGGGCACGGCCAAGACCGGCGGCCCCAAGCGGCTGTTCAACGACAACCGCAAACGCGACCGGTTCGGCCTCGTTGTGGGCAGCAAGGTGGCGAAGGCCGTTGCCCTGTTCGCTGGGGGCAAGGGTGCGACGATGCGGCAAGTTATCGACAGCACGGGCGGACCGCAGAACAACGTGCTCAAGAAGCTGGCCGATGCCGGCCATCAGGTCGAGCGCTTCGGCGGCAACGTGATCAAGGTCACCCACAAGGACGACATCAAGTCCGGCGCCAAGGGCAAGCGGTGACGTTCACCGGAGGCGCGCTGCTCAAGGGCGTTCCCGTCAAGGTCAGCGCCGCATCTGCCCGGCTGCGCTTCATCCCATGCGGCCCCGTGTGCATTGCGCGGGGCTGCACGGCCAAGTGCTGCGACGCCCCTGGTGACCCTGTAGGCTGCAAGGTCTACGCCCACGAGTCGGAAGCCCCGGCCATCCGACGGTTGGGCGTCAAGGTAAAGGATGGGTTCATCCAACCCCGGTCAGGCGAGCGGGTGTGCCCGTTCAAAACCAAGGGCCATTTGTGCTCACTGTTCAAGAAACCAGAACGGCCCATGGGATGCATCGTGTCCCCATTCGCCTTGAACCGAACCGGGACCTTGATTATCCGCAACCGCTACAAGCTGCACCTGCCCTGCTATGACCCCGAGGGGGGCCAGCCCGCCTATAAGGTGTTTCGAAGCAGCCTTGTGCCCCTATTTGGCGAGGGCGAGGTAGAGCGCCTCACCAAGCACCTGGACGCGGGCGGGGGTGACGTTTCATGCTATGCGAACCGTAAGGTTTACCACATGATGGTGCACCGCGAGGAGGCGCTCGGCTAGTGATCTTCTGGTTGGATTGGAAGTTGTTTGGCAACGGCCGTGGGATGGCGTCACCCTACTTTGATGACGTGTTCTACTGGCTGAGCGGGCGCTTCTATCAATTCACCGGCGGCTTTGGATCGCAGCTAGCCAGCTACGAGTGGCGCATTCCCACACCCGGCACGCGACGCCATCTTATGGGCGAGGACTTTATTGTTTACAGTGCGAAGCGACGTTGGTTGCGGGTAGCTGTTAGTTGGACTCGGGCCAGACCCACTGTGGACGTTGAGGACATCAGGCTTCTGGAACAAAAGATAAAGAACTGGGGTCACGGTACGGCGCGGTGCATCGAAAAGGACTAGGGGGATGCTCGTCAAGACCAAGGATAAGGCCAGCGGGAAGGTCCTCGTAACGTCCCGACCGCTCCTCATCGACTCCGTTCACGGCTACTTGCCCCCAGCCGTGGGGAAGGACTGGTTCGACACCACCACCACCATCTGGCACGTGGATGAAATGATCCGCCGCCGCGTGCGTGACTGGCGCCGCCTCACCGGGGAGACCGGACATACGGGCGAGCGCACCGGCACCATGCGGGAAGACCACGATTCGGTCTACACCGGCACCCACAGCGTGTTCCCGATCCCGCTCATGGAGTGGATGCTTCTGCGCTACGGTGGGGGCAGGGGCGGCAAGGTGCTGGACGCCTTTGCGGGCGGGCCGCCGCGTGCGGTGTGCTCGGCATTCATGGGCTACGAGTACGTCGGGGTTGAACTGCGCAAGGAGCAGATCACCGAGAACGTGGCCACAATCAAGCGCCTGAAACTTCCTGGCGTGGACTACATCCTTGGCGACGCCCGCTCCATGGTCGACTTGGTGGATCGCCCGGGTGACGGCTTTGATTTTGGCGCTACCTGTCCGCCCTATTTCAACCTCGAGGTCTACAGTGACCGCGATGACGATCTGAGCAATTACCAATACTACGATGAATTCGACAGAGCCATGAACGACGTGGCGCGTGGCTACGCCCGGTTGATGAAACCCGGTGCGTTCGTGTGTATGGTCGTCGGCAATTTTCGGGACAAGAAAACTGGCGAGCTAACTGATTTCAGATCAGACACAGTGAAGAACTTTCGTCGCAATGGCTTCAAATTCTGGCAGGAAATCATCCTTAGCAAGAACTTTGGCAGCGCAGCCAAACGCAGCACCAATGCTTGGAAGGGCCTCAAGTTGGTTCCTCGCCACGAGTTCCTTTTGGTGTTCAGGTGGCCGGAGAGAAACACGGGGCACACCACTGCACGCAAACGCGAAAGGGTCAGACTATGAAAGAGTTTTCCCCGTCATGGAAGGAAGCCACCGCTGCGCTGATTGCCAAACTGGCGGCGTGGCGTGAGCCCGACTTCCACAAGGACCAGCAGCTTTCAGACGAGGTGCTGATTGCCGATGGATGGGTTCCCACCCAAGACGCCGAATTCGCCGGCGGCGTGGCTTGGAGGCACGGCCCCTTGACTGTCTCCGAAACTCAACGCCCCCACGTCCTCTATGACATGAGGCCAGCCTTGGGGGTGATCCCCCGCCTCTGCCAAGTCGTCCTGATGATCCCACCCAGCCTGCCCATCGCCGACGTGAACGAAACCTGTTGCGTCCTGCAAGCAGCAGGCCGCACCGTGGGCTATGGCAGTTCGCTCAACCCCCAAATTGCGGTGCTGATCGCAGCGCTGCGTGCAAAGGAGAGATTAGGTGAATAGGGCACAACTCGTCGACATCCTCGACATTCTCAAGCCAGCGCTTGCGGGCAATACTCCCGTGCAGCTCTACACCTGCTACTGCTTCGTCAAGGACAAGGTCTACGCCTACAACGACCGTGTCGCGATTGTGGCCCCCTGCAAAGTCAACATGACCTGCGCGCTGCACGGCGGCACCCTCTATGGCTGGCTCAAGAACAGCAATGCGGATGACGCCGACTTCGACCTCACCGGAAACGAGGTGGTGCTCACCGCGGGCAAGAGCAAGATCAAGCTGCCCTACCACGAGATGGGTGACCTCCTTTTCGAGGGGGTGCAGGACAAGGACAAGGACAACAAGTGGTTGGTGACCGCCGATGTCGATGAGGCGCTGCTCGCCGGCCTCGAGGTCTGTACTAGCACCACCAGCCGCGACCTCACACAGATGGCGCTGACATGCGTCTACCTGATGCCCGGCAAGCTGTCATACTTCTACTCGTCCGACAGCGACTCGCTCACTCGCTACTTGGTGACCGCCAAGGCAACCGAGCAAGGCACCTTTGCCATCCCCAACAATTTCTGCGAGGAGGTGGTCAAGCTGGCCACCCGGTTCAAGGGTGAGGAGGGCCTTCTCAAGGCCACGTTGTCCGTCAACGACGACTGGGCGCGGGTGCGTTTCGAGAACGGCGTGACCGTGTGGGGGCGCATCCTGGACGTGCCTAGCCCCATTGACTTTGCGGCCATGCTCAAGTCGAAGGAAAAGGGCATGCCCCCCGCTGTGCCGCTGCCGCAGGGCCTGCAAGAAGCGTTGGCGCGGGCCTGTGTGCTGGCTGATCCTGAAAGCAAGCCCACGGAGTTCACCATCAAGGGCAACAAGCTTGGGATGTTCACCCAAAGTTCCATGGGTGAGGCCACCGAGTCGTTGCTCATCCGGGGTAAGCACCCCGACGCCGAGGCGTTGGTGAGCGCCCAGCTTGTGGCCCGTGCCATCAAGGCCTGCGACGAGTTCTCAATTGCACCCAGCGGCACGCTCTACCGTAACGGTAATTCCCTGCTACAGTTTGTCGCCAATATGGGCTAGGGTGCCTTTGGGCGACTGAGCAAGGAATTTGACCATGCTAACCTTGGGGCGTGACTGGACGGAGTTTTTTCGGCTAAGCAAACGCGAATACTTTGCTGACTTCTTTATTACCCCTCCGGTTACGGCCCTCATGGTTGGCCTTTCCCTGTACAAGGGGGCCAGCTTGCGGTGGCCATTATTCTTTGGCCTCGGAGTGTTGGCGTGGACCCTTTACGAATACCTCATGCATCGCTGGGGGCTGCACCAAGTGTGGGGGCTGCGTGTGCTGCATGCCATGCACCACAAGAACGACAGGGATTACATTGCCACGCACCCGGCCATAACCGTGGCCGCTTATATCGGCTTCTGGTTCATGTTTGGTGTGACCAGTAGCGCCTTCGCGGCCGGCTTCTCGGCGGGCTACGTGATCTACGCAGCGATGCACACGCTGTACCACTACACCACCATCCTGCCCGGCGATTGGTTGTTCGGGCTCAAGCGGCGTCACGCGTTGCACCACCGGTTCGAAACTTACAATTTTGGTGTCTCAACCCCGCTCTGGGACATCGTTTTTCAAACCTCCTACCAACAGGGAAAATGAAGCATGGCCGCTTTGCGCGACCCCTACGATGGGGAGCCATTCTATTGTGTGACGTGCAGCGCAGGCTATGGCGAGTACGCCGCCTGCGAGGACGTTGCGTGTCAACTCGAGTCGAAGGCTGCGGCAGAAGCCCGTAAGGCCAAGCGCAGGCCGATCGGGTCCGATCTGCAACGCGCGTTGCAGACACAACGAGAGAAGGAAAGGTGATGGGCCGCTTTGAAGGAAGTATCGCCACAGGCTTGACCGCCACGGGGACACGGACCTACGTCAACGCGTCGAATACGGACCACCCCAACCTGATACTGCGGGACCTCATAACCCTCGAAATGAGGGCCAACGCGCTTGGCCTCTACCCGGCTGCCCGTGCGTTGAACAACGCGAAGAACGCGATTGGCTGGCAACTGGCCGGCGACATTGGGAAGGCCGACGCCGCATCCACGCACCGGCTCTGACCCATGGCAGAACCGGAACGCTACTGCGGCTCGAGCGCGGCCTTCCACGAATGCAGATTTGCTGGCCCGGAGCTACCAATCTGCGCCGCTTCGGCAACGGCCCACTACGCTTGCCAATATCACCACAAAGGATTTGGCAAACCACCCATCCTTGAACCTATTGTCGTCCGCGCGCCATCTGGAGCTTGCGGCTGACGAGATTGAGCGCCTAACCGCCTTAACAGCAGGTCAAAAATGAGCACAACACTTATCGCCGGCATCAGGGCAATCGACGAGGTGGCGCGCCGCGCCAACATCAACGAACCTTTTACCATAACAGTGGAATTTCGGGACCCGGAGCTCGCGGAGTCCTTCATGATACAGGTTAAAGTCGAAATCGATAGTGAGGGGCTAGTCACCCCCAAGGTGGTCAGCACTTCGGCCAATTACCACCAATTACAAATTCTGGGCCTGCTTTTTCGTATAAAAAGGGGTAGCCCCGCAAAGGCCTAGAGCGCCCCGCCCATGGGTTTTTTGTTTACCACGCCTCAGCAGCAGCCCAAGGGGCCGCCCAAGCAGCGCACGGGCCGCGCTGCGGGCGGCGTGGGGCCTAAAACGGCCGCCAGTGCCGCCACCTTGAACCGGCTGGGGTGTTCAGCCTGCCCGCTCAACGACGCCAAGGTCAATAGTCCCAAGATGCCGGCCTTCCTTCCTGTTAGGCCGTGTGACATTTACTTCCTTGCCGAGGCTCCGGGCGAAACAGAGGACCGTGAAGGGGAACCCTTAATTGGGAAGTCCGGCCAGTTGCTGCGCAGCCTCATCCCCAAGCGCTATGAAAATACCTGTGCTTACGACAACGTTGTGCGGACCCGCCCGCCCAAGAACCGCGACCCCACCTGGGTTGAGGTCGAGTGTTGCCGAGGTCACCACACCAAAAGCATCGAGAAGGCCAAACCCCGGTTAGTAGTTGGCCTGGGGAAATTCTCCCTCAACGCCGTGCTAGGCTCCATGGATATGCAAGGCCTGCGCGGTCGTATGTTCGCGGTCAAGTTTGGCAACCACTCCTGTTGGTTCATGCCAACCTATCACCCGGCCTTTATCCTGCGGCAGGCCTATGACGACAAGAAGCCCCTGCTCTCGCGGATGGGCCATTGCTTCAAGATGGACATCAGGCGGGCCTTTGATGTGCTGGACGGGCTCAAGCCCCCGCGCATCCAAACAGAGGCAAGCATCAGGGCCGACATCCTGACCTTTGACGGGTCCGAACCCGGCCACTTCGAGCGGTTAATGAACTTGCTCATCGTAGCGCAGCAGGTCCCCGAAAAATCAGTCGACTACGAGACCCAAGGCTTACGCCCGTACAGGAAGGACTCCGCAGTCCTGACCTGTGCAATCAGCTATGACGACCCGGACGCGGGCGAGGCGCATTTCTCATTTGCCCTGGATCACCCCAAGGCCAAGTGGACCAAGGTGCAACGCAAGGCTATTGGGGCAAAGCTGCTCGAAATTCTTAGCGACGACACCTTCAAGGTTGCCCACAACGTACCGTTTGAGGTCGAGTGGTCCATCTTCATGTATGGCGCCGCCCATGTGCGTCACGGGGCTTGGGACTGCACAATGATGCAGGCTCACTTCCTGGACGAGCGCCGGGGCAAGCAGTGGCGTGACGATGACCGCCGAGCGGCCTATCAGGACCTTGACTTCCTCTGCCGCCAGTATTTTGGTGTGGGCTACAAGTCGTTCTTTAAGCTGAACAAAAAGAACATGGCCGGCGCTGATCTGGGCGAAACCCTCATCTATAACGCTGCCGATACCAAGGTCGCATTGTGGCTGCACCGCGTGCAAGTAGCCCTGCTGAAACGGCGTGGCCTCTATGACGCTTACCTCGACTCGGTCCAGCGCCAGCCTGCCACGGCGTTGATGCAACACTTTGGAATACCCGTAAATCAGAAGGCCGTGGTACGCAACGGGAAACGTCTCAAGGCTGAGATTGAAGAGATCGAGGATGAGATAAACGACCTCAGGGTGGTGAAGGATTACACCCGGGACTATGGGGAGTTTAATCCGGGGTCGAACCCTGACGTTTTGAAGGTGTTCAAGGATTACCTCAAGCGGTCCGAGATAAAGGTTCCCAAGAAGTACCACAAGCCGGGGGAGAGTGAGTTTGAGTACTCGGTCGACGAGGCGGTGCTCAAGGAAATAGATCATCCCCTGGCCGAGCTGGTTCTTGCCTTTCGTAACCGCAGCAAATTGAAGTCCACCTATTGCGACGGGCTGGACATGCGTAACTACGACAACCCGCAGTACAAGAAACGGGTGGTCATCCACCGTGACGGGCTGGCTCACAGTTCGTTCAACATGACGTTCACTGAAACCGGCCGCACCAGTTCTGACGATCCCAACCTTCAAAACTTCCCCAAACACAAAGACGCGTGGATACGCAACGAGATCTGGGCGCCCCCCGGCTATGTGCTGGTGGCGGCGGACTACAAGCAGCTTGAATTCTGCGCCGCGGCCTGTTGCAGCGGGGATAAAGTGCTGATCGACGCCGTTTGGAGCGGCTACGACGTGCACATGGATTGGGCTGAGCGGCTATCGGCGCGCTACCCGCAGGCGGTGGGCGGGCTCAAGTTCCGCAAGGACAAGGACGTAATGAAGGCGCTGCGCCAAAAGGTGAAAAACAAGCTGGTGTTCCCAGCTATCTTTGGCGCTCAGGACGACTCCATTGCGGGCTACCTCGATATGCCTGAGGACGTCATTGGCAAAGTCATGAACGACTTCTGGAGCATCTTCCACGGGATCAAGACGTGGCAAGATGAGATGATGCAAGGCTACTACGATGAGGGCTACGTCAGCACCATGAATGGGCGGTTGCGCTGGTACCCGTTGAACCGCAACCAAGCGATCAACCACCCAGTGCAGGGCTCGGCCTGCGAAATCGTCTGCGACGGCATGACGCGCCTCTCGAAGCAGGCTGTGGAAACCGAGCAGTGGCACATCCACCCGCGCATGAACATTCACGACGACCTGTCGTTCTTGATACCCGACGACAACAACCGGGTGTTTGAGGAGTCGGTTGAGACCATCTACAAAGGAATGTTGAGTTGCCCCTACAAGTGGATCAACGTGCCGCTGGCCGTTGAGTTATCGGCCGGCGTTCACTGGGCAGAAATGGAAGCGTTTGGAAACTTCTCAAGCCACAAGGATCTCTGACCGGCCATGACAACCTCCAATTCTCCACTTCGCCGTCTCAGAGCCCAAGCCGACGCTATGGCGGCAAACCTCAAGGCGTGGGAGCGCGGGGAGCTTCCCGTTGATCCCACCGGCAAGATTGCAGCCGCGCGAGCAAACGAGGCCATCAAATTTGTCATAGCGATGGACGACAAGGTCCTTAGCATTGAATTGTCTTGGATCACAATTCGTGATACCAGCGAAGAGGGAATCTCCGAGTACATCATCCTGCAAATGCAAGGCAAGGGTGACGCTAAAGGAAACTGACGCATGATGCGAACTTGCCACTGGTGTGGGCAGCGCTACGACACGGATGGGGGCAGCAGCGTTTGGTGCGACAAGAACCCGCACCGTGGACGAGGGGCGACGCGGCTGCGCCCACGTATATTTTCTATGATCATGATCCCTTCCACCATGAAGGCAGCCGATGTCACCGCCCTCCTCAACCGCCCTGCACGTCAAGTATCGTCCGACCGACTTCGACCTCGTGCTGGGTCAGGACGCCACGGTCAAAAGCCTCGAAAAGGCCGTCAAGGCAAACCGCGCCCACACGTTCCTGTTCGTAGGGCCAAGCGGCACGGGTAAGACCACGCTGGCCCGGATCGTCGGAAGCAAGTTTTGCGGCGGCAGTATCAGCCCCGCCAACCTGATTGAGATTGACGCCGCTACCCATACCGGGGCTGAGGCCATGCGCGCGGTCACCCGTGACGCGGCATTCAAGGCCATGGGGGTCAACCCCAACAAGGTGATCATCGTTGACGAGGCGCACCGCCTTAGCGCCGCCGCCTGGGAGTCGCTGCTCAAGGTAACGGAGGAGCCTGCGCCCCACGTCTATTGGGTGCTGTGCACCACCAACGTGGCGAAGGTTCCTGCCACAATCACCACCCGCTTCCTCAAATACGTACTCAAGCCGGTCAGCGACGAGCTGTTGCTTGAGCTTGTTGCTGCGGTTACGGAAATGGAGGGCTTGAAGGTCCCCAAGGATGTCCTTGAAACCATTGCCGAAGGAAGCGGAGGAAGTCCGCGGCAAGCGTTGGTGAACCTGGAGCTTTGCGCCTATGCCGAGGACGAGGCTGAGGCCCGCAAACTGATGCGTGAGGCCGGCGAGGGCTCCAAGGAGATCGTCGACTATTGCCGCTTCCTCCTGAAACCCAACGGTGGCTGGCCGGCTGCAATGAAACTGATCAAGGCCATCGACGCCGATGCGGAGTCGATTCGCATTGTTGTGTCCAACTATTTTGCGGCCGTGGCCGGTAGCGACACCAAAAACCTGCCACGGCTGTTGTTCATCCTTGAGTGCTTCGAGCAACCCTTCAACAGTTCAGACAAGAACGCTCCGCTGCTGCTTGCTACCGGACGCGTATTGGGGATTGGCCAATGATGAAAGTTTGGGGAATCGTCAAGGTCTTCGGGGTTATCGCGGCGGTATTTGGCCCGCTGCCTTTCGACATAACTGAGTGTCACAAGCAGATGACCATCAAGAATGCGGAACTCGACAAGATGTTCTCGTCCGGTCAATTTGACGGTGACGAACGGCTACGAGTCGATGGCCGCAAGGTAGGCCGGAAAGACGTGGTGCTGGCCTGCGTTGAGTCCCCCGTAAGCCCAGAACTCGGAAAAAGGAAATAATCTCATGGCGTCAGCCAAACCGTCATTCAACATCGACGAGTTCCGCGCGTACCTTGCCATCGACAAGCACCGTCTCGACGAAGAGCTGATGGCCCAACCCGGGTTGTTCTTCAAGGTGAGCGACGAGTATGCGCTGGCTTGCGCTGACCGTGACACGGCCAAGGATGATCTTGCCCGCCTCACCGCCGAGATCTATCCCAAGGTCAAGGCCAACCTTGAGAAGGCCGGCAAAGCTACCGAGGCAGCCATTCAGGCGGGCATTGCGCTGGACAAGAAGCACCAAGCCGCCGTCAAGGTGTACTCGGACGCGCGCTACTGGGCCGACCTCACCCTTGCGCTCAAGGAAGCCTTCATCCAGCGCAGTTACATGCTGCGGGAAATGGCCCATCTGTTCTCGGCCAACTACTTCGACCGCGCTGTGGTTGAAGGCACCGGGCGGCGGGGTGAGTCCTTGAAGGCCGACGCCATCAAGGAGCAGATGTCCACTCGGCGTGACACCAATCGTTCCCGTCCACGCCTGAACGACTAAGGGGAGTCCCATGTACAACTTCGAATCTGAATTGGATGACCTGATCAACCGCGCCCGGGAGGGGAAGGTCAAGACCACGTGGAGCGACATCATCAGCGCCTTTGAAATCAAACTCATGGCGCTGAAAGAGGAGCATGGGGACGACACGGACTAACCCCCACGTATAGCTAGGGGTAACGGGACCAGAACCATGTTCGGCGGCGCAGAGGGTTTTAATTACTTGCCCCTGCTGTACGCATCGGCAGCGGTTCTTGTTCTGATCATTGCCTTCATCTTGGCCTGCATGTTTCACCGTCAGGTCATCAAGGGCAAAAAGGAAGTTATCGACTACGCAGCCCAACGGCTGGCAGCAAGGCGCGGCGGGCAGGGCGGAACTGAACCCACGAGAGGAAGTTGATCATGGCGAAGCGCGAATTCAAATACAAGCCCCGCTCGGCGGAGGACGTCCGTGAGCGGGCCAACCAGCAGTCGGGCAACTTCGACCGGTTCATGCCCGACAACGTGAAGATGTTCAAGCCGCGCGACGGCAAGAACATCATCCGTGTCCTTCCGCCCACTTGGGACGGCGCCAAGCACTTTGGCTACGAACTGTGGGTGGTGTATGGCGTGGGGGCGGACAACCAGTCCTACCTCTCGCCATCCAAGATGAGGCAGGAGGACGATCCAATCGAGGAGATGCGCAGGGAACTCACCGAGGACCGTAACGAGAAGGCCGCCAAGTCGCTGACCCCCAAAAAGCGCGTCGGCATCTACCTGATCGACCGCATGGCCGAAGACGAGGGCGTGCAGTTTTGGGCCATGCCTTGGACCCTCGACCGCGACATTGCCAACCGCTGCTATGACGAGGACACCAAGGACGTCATCATGATCGATGACCCCGACAATGGCGCCGACGTCAGGTTTTACAAGGAAGGCACCGGCCGCAACACCGAATACAATGCGGCTAGGATCACGGTGCTTAAGGACTCGCCCCTCAGCGACGACAAGCGCACCATGAACGACTGGCTTGCCTACGTCGAAGACAACCCCATTCCCGAGAAGCTGGTGTACTACCCCTATGACCACCTGAAACGGGTGGTCGCCGGCACCGCCACCAAGAAGCCCGACGAGGATGACGCCGACGTGCTTGGGCGCGGCCGTGCTAGCCGCGAGGAAGAGCGTGGGCGTGGCGGGCGCGGTGGCCGCGAGGAGGAGCGGGGCCGGGGCACCCGTGACCGGGGCGACGAGCGCGGCGGGCGCAGCCGTGAGCCGGAGCCTAATCCCGAGGAAGATCGTGGCACACAGCGCGGCGGCCGTGGCGGCCGGGACGACCCGCGTGACGATGACCGGCGCGGCGGTGGTGAGCGCAGCCGCGCCCGCCCGCGCCTCGACGAGCCGGACAACGACTCTGAGCCGGAACCGGAACCCGAGGATCGGGGCCGGGGGCGCACCCGGCGCGAGGAGCCCGAGCGGGGCCGTGATCGCGATGATCGAGGAAGTGACAGGGGCGAGGAACGCGGCGGCAGCGAGCGCAGCCGCACCCGTGCCCGTCTCGAGGACGACCCCGCCGACGATGACCGCGGTGGTGGACGGGAACGCAGCCGGAGCCGCGACGATGATCGCGGCGAGGACCGGGGCGGGCGCCGTGAGCGTAGCCGTGCCGAGCCCGAGGAAACGGAGCGCGAGGCGCGTGACGATGACCGGCGGGGTGGCCGTGATCGTGACCGTGACCGCGAGGATGACCGGGGCGGGGGCAAGGGGGGAAGTGTGCTTGACCGCATGCGTGCCCGGCGCCGTGACCCGGCCGATTGAAGGAGATATTGCCTTACGGGGTTGAGCGGCGATCCGCCGTGGATTGACCGCCGCCCCCTGGGCGTGGCACTCGCAGACGAGATCCCCTACCAGCGGTGGGATAGGGAACTGTCAATCCTGCACAGGTCCGGCTTTGACACTGTGCAGGATTATCTGCAGTGGAAGCATAGGAAGGACTGACCCATGGCCAAAGCTGCCCCCGCTCCCAAACGCCAACGGGTCCGCCTCGAGGACGAGGCAAAGCAAGCCAATCACTACCTTGTGCAGCTTGAGGGGAAGGAGGTCGAATTCTTCTCCTCAGGGTGCGCCATCCTCGACTGCATTCTTAGCGGGGGTTGGGCCAGTGGCCGGGTGATCAACGTCGTTGGCGACAAGTCAACCGCCAAGACGGGCCTTGCAACCGAGGCCCTGATCAACTTCAAGGTCAAGTACCCGAAGGGATTTGCCAAGTATCAGGAATGCGAAGGCGCCTACGACTTCCAGTATGCCAAGGCCATGGGCCTACCGCTGGACGACATCGACTTTGGTGAGGAACCGCTTCTCACCGTTGAGGCTTTTGCCGAGGACCTCGAGCGTTTCACCGACCAGTGTGAGCAGGCCGGGCAGCCGGGCTTATATGTGCTGGATTCGCTTGACTCCCTGAGCGACAAGGCCGAGGGCAAGCGCAAGGTGGGCGACGCCAGCTTTGGCATGGCCAAGCCCAAGCTGCTGTCCGAAATGTTTCGCAAGCTGTGCAAGCGCATGGAGGCAGCCAAGGTCACCCTGCTGGTGATCTCCCAGGTGCGCGACAACATCAACGCCTCTTTTGGTGAGAAGCACACGCGGTCAGGTGGCAAAGCGCTGGACTTCTACGCTAGCCAAGTTGTGTGGCTGGCGCGCATCAAGAACCTCAAGCGCACCATCCAGCACGTCGAGCGCGTCTATGGTTCGCGCATCAAGGCCAACTGCAAGAAAAACAAGGTTGGCATCCCGTTCCGCACTTGCGAATTCGATTTCATATTTGGCTTTGGCGTGGATGATCTGAACGCCAGCCTTGATTGGCTCGACGAGGTGCGGCGCATGGACGCGCTGGGGCTCAAGGGCGCCGACCTCAAGGAGTACCTTGGGGCCGTGGCACTGCTAAAAACCGACGAGTACGCCCAGGAACGGGCGGCGTTGGCCAAGGTGGTGTTCACCGAGTGGGTCAGGATCGAGAAAACGTTCCTTCCAACCCGGACCAAATACTGATGGACCTCATCTGGACCCTTTCGGCCAAAGCCGCCCCGCCCAAGGACCAGCCGCTGTGGTTCTACTCGGTGAGCTACTCTGCGGGTGCCATTCCCGGGTACTGGAACAAAGACCGGGGCTGGTGGTCACGCGTTGGTGGTGGCGGGTCATGCCTTGCAACGGCGGAGAATCCTCCCACCTATTGGATGTTGCGTACCGAGCCCCCGGCACCGCCTGATTTTGCCGAACGTGGCGGCTGATGCCACCGCGTGTGCTAAACTACCTTGTAGATGGGATTCCGGACGACGCCGTCTGGTGCATGCGCCCCAGCAAGTACAGCAACAAGTTCCGGATAGGCGTGGACGGTGATCGGGATACCTGCTGTGACCGATTTGAGAAGGAAGTGCTGCCCACCCTTGACGTGAGCGACCTAAGGGGTAAGGATCTCCTTTGCTGTTGCAAGCCCTTGCGTTGCCACTGTGACTCGATACTCCGCAAGGCAAATGGGAGGCCCCCGTGACTATCAGGGACACCGTAGACAAGCTGATCCGCAGTACCGGCGCCACGCCACCCGTTGACCGCACGCAGCGCAGGATGACGGACGGGGCTCCGGAAGACCCAAACCACCGTGAGATCGGCCCTGATGGAATGCAAAAAGGCTACATCGTCCTCAGCGAGGAGGAACGGGCACGGGGCTTTGTCCGGCCTGTCCGTCGCACCTACAAGCACCTGACGTGCGGCGGCACAACAACCATGAGCATTCCGTTCGCCGAGACCTACGCACGTGATCCTCATTTCTACGCGGGAGCATTCTGCGTGCACTGTCGCGCCCATTTCACCTTCGGGCAACCGAATGGGGACTTTGTTTGGGACGGGACCGACGAAAAATTGGGGGCCTGAAATCATGCGGGCAGGCGGGGGCAAGGCAAAGGGAGCCAATTTTGAGAGGGAAGTCTGCAAGAAGCTTTCCTTGTGGCTCACCTTTGGCAAGCACGAAGGTGTATTCTGGCGCAGCGCCATGTCAGGCGGACGCAGTACCGTTGCCGCGCGCCGAGGCGTGCAGCTAGGCGAGCAGGCCGGCGACCTGTCCTCAGTCCACCCCGCGGGCAATGCCTTCATCGGTAAATTTGTGGTGGAGTGCAAAACCTACAAGAACCTCGACTTCCATGGGCTCCCGGTTGGCCGAGGTGCCTTGGTCGACTTCTGGGCACAGGTTACGGGTGAGGCCCGCCACTTTGGCAAGTTGCCCATCCTGATAGCCAAACAGAACCAGCAGCCGACCCTTATCTGTTTCAGCAATCCTGGACTGGTGGTCTGCGCCTTGGGGCGCCACGTTGTGCTGACCGCCCCGCAACTCGGGTTGAATGCGCTTTTGTTTGAGGAGTTCCTCAAAAGCGATCCATCGCGAATGATTGCTGCGCTCAAGGCGTCCCGCCTGAGCATGCGCGTCCGCCTCTGAGAAGGTTTTACGAATGGGAAGGCTCTTTGCAACGGCCACTGGCCACGATGCCGGGGGCAAGGTCAGGCTTGCCCTGCCTGCGGGCGTCACGGGGGCCGCCAAGTTCACCGACAAGGGGCGCAGGCGGCAATGGCTCAGCCGTGATCTGCCACCCATGGGCAAACCCCTAACAATCCTCTTCATCGGGATGAATCCATCAACGGCGGGCAAAGCCTGGGACGACCCCACCGTAGCGAAGGAGTGTGTCTATGCCTTTTCCCTCGGGTACACGAAGTATGTTAAGTGCAATGTGATGGACTACATCGCTACACACCCCGATGATCTTCTCAAACTCGGGGTCAAACCATGCTCACCGGGCAACCTGTTTGTTATCCTTGGACAGGCCAAGGGCGCTGATCGGATTGTCGTATGTTTTGGTAAGCTGCACAAGCAGCTCTGGCCCTACGGCGGCGTGGTGACGAAGGCCCTGAAAACTGCCGGTTACGAACTTTGGTGCTTTGGGCGCAACGAGGACGGGTCTCCGAAGCATCCGTTGTATCTAAAGAAGAGCACCCCGCTGGAGCGGTACTGAATGTTCTTAGTAACCACCGACCTGCACCTGACCGACAAGCCGCGCGACGCTTACCGGTTCGGGTTGTTCCCGTGGCTGCGCAAGCAGCAGGAGGAGCACAACGTGGAGGCCACGTTCATCCTTGGGGACTTGACCGAGGCGAAAGACCGCCACAGCGCACAGCTTGTGAACCAAGCCGTCGATGGCTTGTGTCAACTCCTCCCCCCGGTCTATGTGGATCGCGGCAACCACGATTACATTGACCCAAAGAACCCTTTCTTCAAATTCATCAACCGGATGGAAGGCCTCAGGCTGATCACAGTTCCCCGGGTGATCAAGCTATCCAATGTGAGTTGCCTTGTCCTCCCGCACGTGCACGCGGTTGAGGAGTGGGGGCCGTTGGAAGACCGCTTTGGGGGCAAGGTCGACTATGTGTTCATCCACCAGACCGTTGAGGGGGCAATTTCTGAGGCGGGTGGGCACCGGCTGTCTGGCTTCCCAACCGAGCCGCTGGAACGGCTGGGTGGGGTTATCTACTCAGGGGACATTCATCGTCCGCAAGAGGTGGGGCCAGTCACCTACGTGGGCTCACCCTACCACGTGCGCTTTGGGGATGATTTTCGTCCCCGCGTGCTTTTGATTGACCCCCACCACTCGGTGAAGGAACTGCGCTTTGGTGCCCCCAGCAAGTGGCACCTGGCCATTCGTGACATTGACGAACTGGCCCAACACAAGGGCTTGCGCGCGGGGGACCAAGTAAAAATCACCTTGGAGCTTAGCAAGGAAGAGGTCACCGACTGGTCCAACCTGAGGCGCAAGATAACCGACGTCTGCCGCAGCAAAAACCTCCAGGTCTATGGGATCGTTCTCAAGGTTAAGAAGGCCGCGGTTCATCGTTTCAGGCTTGAGGATGAAATCACTGACACCGGGATGGTTCGCGACCCTAGAGAAATCGTTGAGGCCTTCTGCAAAAGCGAGGGTCTTGGGAAGGCGGTCAAGGCTGCTGGCATAGAGATTTTGGAGGCTTGAGCAATGTCAAATGACGAGTACCCTGCAGACTACGGCCGTTACCTCGATGAGTGCTATGTGCAGGAAAAGGGCACAGTTGGCAAATCCTACGAGGAATGGAAGGCTGAGCAATCTCTCCCCAGAGTCTTCGTAAAAGGCAGTGTCTTTGTAAAAGCCGAAGAGCTTCGATTTTCCCGTCCAGGAGAATCCCCCAATGCCTTGATAACGGGCGAAATGGTTGAGGAGTTGGCCACGATGATGGCTGTTGGCAACAACGGCGGCACGTGGGCCGACCACTATACCGAGGATCAAAAGAACACGTGGCGCAACGCCGCACACAATGTCATTGCCTGGGTGATCGAACGGGTTGTTGGGTAGACAAATGTCCCTAGACGATATCCGCAAGCACATACGTGAGGCTGCCTGCTTGGAGGAAATGCTCGGGTGGTGGCAGGCAGGCCTTGACCTCCTCGCGCGCGAGCAGGCGGAGCGGGCTGAAAAGGCCGGCATCCTAATTCCCAATCCCCAAAAACCCAATGCTTGACTTTGATGGCATAGTGATTGAGAACTTCCGCTCCTTTGCGGGCGTTCACAAATTTGATTTCCCCAAAGAGCCCGGCCTTTACCAGATGACCGGGGTAAACGAGCGTGCCCCACGGCTGGGCGCCAACGGGGTAGGGAAGACCTCATTCATCGACGCCATTTGCTGGGTCCTGTTTGGCCGCACCACCCGCTACCTGCGGGGCGCTGACGTGGTGACGTGGGGCGCCCGCAAATGTGCCGTGACGCTGCGGATGCGGGTAGGGAGTAAAACCCTCACCGTGAAGCGGACGCATGGCCCTATCAGCCTCACAGTGACAGACAAGGCCGGTGCGCGGCAGGTTGAGCAGCATGAGTTGGACGGCCTGATCCGGCTTAGCCAAAAGGCCTTTCTCCTTTCGGTCATCCTTCCCCAGTTTGGTGACTCGTTTTTTGACCTGGGGGCTACCGACAAGCTCAACCTGTTCTCCGACGTGGCCAACCTTGAGCATTGGGTAGCCCTCAGCAAGAAGGCGGACACCGCTGCCCTATCCTTGGCCGGCGACATTGGCTCCCTCGACATCGAGATTGAACGCGCGGATGAGCGCCTCAACGTTCTTGCGGCGGATATCACTGACCTGACCCAACGCTCGCGTGGCTTTGGCCGTGAACAGGACGAGCGCATTGGCAGCGCCCGCGCGGCGCTTAGCCTTGCAGACCAGCAACTCGAACGCTCCAAAGAGAACCTCGAGGCCGTCACTACAGCCCTTGTGGAGTTGGATGGAAAGATAGCCGAATATGCCGCGGGTCTCGGTGAAGCTGAGGAAGACTTGGCGCAGGCTACCACCGCACGTACCGCTGTGGTGGATAAGATAGCTGGTTTGGACAGTGATTTGAAAGAACTTGTCCAATACATGGACGACGTCCGCGCCCTGAAAGCTATCTGCCCCACCTGCCACCAACAGGTTGACGCCCGGCACGTCAGGTCCCTCCTTGCAAAAGCCGACAGGGATATAGAGAAGATCGAAAAGGGCATTGCTGCCCTGAGCCCACAGGCCGAGACGCTGGCCGGGGAGCTACGGCAAATAGCCGCTGATCGCCAAACGCTCAAGGTTGCTTTGGAGGGTTTCCAACGCAGCCGCTCGAACCTTACAATCGAGAAGGGAAGGCTCGAGTCCGACGTGAACGGTTATTCTGGCACCGTCCGGGACCACGAGGAAAACATCAAAGCCATAAGGCGCGAGGCCAACCCCTATACTCAGATGATTGGCACAAAGCGCGCTGAGATTGGTGAACTCGAAGACTTATTGGTTGAGGCGCGGGCCGAGCTGGCGCGGCTGAACCGCAAGCATGACGCGGTAACCTATTGGGTCGGCGGCTTCAAGCGGGTGCGGCTGTTCGTGATAGAGCGCGCCCTCAAAACCCTGGAAGTCGAGATCAACAATCACCTGACCGAACTGGGCTTGGTGGATTGGTCGGTAGAGCTGGACGTTGAGCGTGAGAACCAAAAGGGTGGGGTCACCAAGGGCCTTGTGGTCCTAATCAAGGGGCCGGGTAACGAGAAGCCTGTAAAATGGGAAGCTTTCTCAGGCGGTGAGGTCCAGCGCCTGCGGCTGGCGGGTGATTTTGCCCTCAGCAACCTCATCCTCGAGCAGGCCGGGCTCAACAGCAAAATTGAGTTCCACGACGAGCCCAGCGAGCACCTGAGCCGTGAGGGCCTGAATGATCTTGTGGAGGCGCTGTACGAGCGCGCCATGAATACTGGCAAGCAGATTTGGCTGGTTGACCACAGCGTTATTGACTATGGGGAATTTGCCGGCAAGTTGCTGGTCATTAAGGACAAGGCCGGCTCACACCTGCGTTATGACGAGGGGCTGAAATGACCGAAAAGATTGTGCTCTATTTTGGTTGCCGCGATGGGATTGGTCACTACCTGCAAACCGAGAGCGCGACAATTTGGGGGGTGCCGCATGGTATTGGTTTTCCATGGAACCTGGGTCATCTAGACGGCGGCCTCTTAAAAAACGGAAATCATCCGGATGTCTACGATGGCCGAGTCTTTTGGACCTGTGGCGGGACCCCACTCTGGCTGGCATTCTTTTGGTGGGATAATTCAGTTGACCACCGAAGTGGATCAAACTCTGGTTTCTATATTCGTGGGTTTGATGTCGTTGGAAGACAGGTGGCACTGGATTATGCCGGTACGGTCTTCCCCAAGGTAGTGGCCCGGCAGCGCTACCCCTTGGCGCTCCAGCCGTAACCAAAAGCTACGGCAAGAAGTCCGTGTAGTAATGCACGGCAATGGGAACAATCACGGTGATCAACGCAACCACCGGCCAATACCAAACTTTCCAGCGTTTGCGTGAAAAGACGCGCATCAGGCAAAGCCCGCCGATCACTGCCACAAAGGCCGCAGTGCTGATAAATCCATCGTAGTAGGCCTGATAGGGGGAGAAGTCGACGCCGTGGTTTTGTGCCCACAGCATGGACCAGGTCGGCAGAGCGCGGAAGCATGAACCAACCAAGTACACGAAGAACCCGATTGACATTTGGGTTCCAAGATCGCGCCGCAAAAACGTGGTGAGAAATTTCCACGGAGACATGATGGTCTGCTTGAATGCTTCGCGAACTACCGAAATTAAATACACTGTCACGACAACCAGCATTCCAAAACTAACAAGGAACCATTGCCCGTTCGTTATCTCGCGCAATACGAGATTGAACTGGCCATCCCCGAGAAAGTCCTCAAGCGAGAATTTGCCGAACCTCATTGTCACTGACCTTGCCTTGGCGCAACCGCTCAGCCAATGCGGCGAAGGCATCCGAGCGGCGCTTCATGATTGATGCCGTGTGTACTAGGGACGCAGCCTCATTGGATAGTGCGTGGGACGCCTCGCGCAGTTCCTCCGGTGCCGGGTTGTCACTCTTCCCCGGCGCAGTCACAACAATTGAGGGCGTTGGCGCCGCCAGGGGCGGCCGGGTGCCAAACAGATTCCGCAGTGGCCCTATATTCAGTCTCATCTATCGACTTTGGTTTTTGCGGCCCGGTGCGTGTCGTCACTCGTACCGCCAAAGCGCAAAAGAAGTAAGTCCCGAACAGCACTAATAATGTTCTGGGTAGCCCCGGTTGCAGTTACGTTCGCATTGACGGATGTGGTTGCGTCTGCGAGCGCCTTGATTACCCTCTCAAGAAGTTCCTTTTGCGATGCCTTGTTGGAGTCCTGCTCGGCTTTCAGCTCGGTACGCAGCTTGGCATTCTCAGCCTCGGCCTCGGAGCGCAGCCTGTTCACAAACCAGATGCCAAAGGCCAGGACCGCGATGACCCCGGTCCGCGTATCGATAAAAAAGTTCAACACCCACTTCAAGTCGAACGGGTCCACCTGAGCGAGAACAATTGCCGTAGCGTTGCCAAACATTCCCCTTCCCTAGCCCGGTTCGTGAACAGGGATTTCGTTAGCATGACCCCGTCCAAATAACAACTCTCAACAGGTACCCATGCGGCATGACAACAGCGCGGGTACTGGGAGGGGCCGCAACGCCCTAGAACTATTTGATATCCCCAGCAGCTATCGATGCCACTGGGTCTACGGCGACATCAGGCTCAAGACGGCCTACTGGTGTGGGCAGCCCGTAGCACAGCCGCTGAAAAGCGGGCACTGCGATGGGCCATGGTGTGCGAAGCACCGAGCGGTAGTTTACCCACAGTCAGCCGGGGCGCCCCTCGCACCACGGGCGTCCAACCGTTTCAGGCTGGACGCCCGTGTGTATCCCAAAGTGAAAAGGAAGCGCTTCCGGCTTTAGCCGGTCTTCTTGGGGTCAGCCGGCGGCTTCTTGCTGGGCAGCGGCTTCTTGCGGAAAAAGTCCTTGAACTTGTTCCATTTGCCGGGCTTCGGCGCCACGACAGGGGCCTTGCCCGTTGCCGGGGCTGGCGTGACCGTGGGTGCGTTTTGCGGTGCCGCCGCTGGGTCGGCCTGTACCGGGGCCGTTTGCTGTACGGCTGGCGGGCTCTGCTTGGTCTGACCGGGCAATTTGGGGTGAACGTACCCCGGCCTGAGCGCGCGGCGGCGTGGGGTTGCCGCAGGCGGTGTGGCCTGAGGCGCGGCCGTGGCCGCAGGCGCGACGCTGTACAGGGCCTTCTTCATTGCCGCCTCGAAGCTTGTGGCGTCATGGCCACAGCCCGCAACACACAGGGCCAGCACACAGGCCCCCAACACTGACATGATCCGTTTCATGGTGATCCCCTTACTTCTTTGCCGCGTAGGCTTTGCGCAAGTTGTCAAGCAGGTAGAAGCCCAGCACCGCCATGACGATCTTCCACAGGTTGTCGTCCAGCGCGTCGGTGTGCCCCTGCGTCCATTGGCCCAAAGCCTTATCGTAGATAAAGATTTTGGCCAGCAGGAACACAACCGGCAAAGCCAATCCTGCCCTCACAACTATATTCAGACGGGACTGTCCCGCCTCGGCAACCATCACCTGCTGTCTCATGCGCAGGATTTGAATGTTCTCGTCAGCCTGGATGCGCTCGGCGTCCGTGGTGGCGACAAGCTTCTTGTTTTGCCATTCGATTATCCCGGTGGTGATAGCCTGCACCGGGTTGGCAATAGCCTTGATGAAACCAAAGATCTCGAACATGGGCCGTCACCCTTAGCCGGGGGATTCCCCGGCGGCGGCCTTGCTCGAGATCAGTGCAGCGGCGGGCAGCGTGGGGTCGTTGCCGGGGGCCTTCTCGACCACAGCTTCGACCACGTCGACGTTGGTTTCTCCGACCGGCTGCGGGCTGATGCTCATGAGGAAGTTGGTGATCATCGCCGCGCCGCTGAGCACCAGCGGGATCAGGTACTGGAAGTCCGGCTGGATGAACGGGGTGATGTCGTTGGCGCCGAGCCACGGCAGTACGGTGTCGTGGATGAAGGGCAGGGCGCCCGTCAAGCCCATCAAGTGCACCCACGTCTTGCGCTTGAGGCCGGAGGCGGTGACCCGTACCTTCGCCAGCCAGCCGGCTTCGGCCTCATCGAGGCGCTTGTAGATGCCGTCGAGGCCAAACTTGGTGCACCGGGCCGCCCACGGGCGCCAGATGAAGAAATAAAGATAGACGCCCACGCCGAGGGTGAGCAGGATGAGCAGGACGGTGGTGAGGTTCATGGGGGTCTTCCTGTCTGCCTATGACTTGTCAATCTTGCAACCCTAATTCAACAAGGAACTAGAGTCCATACAGGGGCTCAACGCATGCCGCGCACAGCAAGGTAGGTGCTGATTATAGCAACAACGACAGTGATCACAAAGCCAACAAGAACCCTGACGTTTGTATAACCCTCGGCTTTGCCTGCGGCCAGTGTGAGGGCCTTTGCGGTGGAAACTGCGCCGGCCAAGACCTGGTCCTTGAAGCCTTCAAAGGTAGCCGTCTTGACAAAGTTGAGCCGGTCCTCGGCACTTGAGGACTGCCATGCTTTGAGCAGGTTATTGTGCAGGTCGAACTTTTCCTTTATCCAGGACGCTTCCTTCTCAATGTGACGACGTTCTGCGTCCTGGAGAATCGCTTCCGACCTTTCTATGGCGTGACGTAGGATGTCCTCATACCGCTCGCGCAGTCTGGTGGTTTCGTTAAGATGCTTCTCGAGCGATATGGTAGCCATTGTCGGGGTTATCCGAAGCCAAGTTGTGTGGCTATCGCTGCTGCCCGCGTCGACCCAAGCGCAGCCGTCAAGCCGGCCCACCCCTGAGCAAAGCCCTCCCCGGCCGTACTCACCGGCTTGTCGCCCTGCACGCGCAACCTGATCCACAACAGGCGAAGTGGGGTGCTGGCGGCCGTCGCCGTCTCAATTGCGACCAGGTCGTCGGCGGTCAGCAAATCGATCAGGTCGCGCGCGAGGAACGAAGGGGGCGATGCTTCCGGTGGCACATATGGCTCGGGCACATTGCCGGGTATTGCTGCCCATGCCTCGTAGTCGGCGCGGTCGCGGTTGGCAGGATCGTTGGGGATGTTGGCGCCATCGCTCTTGCGAATGACGATATCGGTTGCAGTGAGTTGATACATTAGGGCCTCGCGTCTGCTTTGTATCCGTATGACACACCGTAGATACCCTCCTGATACATTCGGATCAATATTTTATCTTCGGCCACAAATACACCATTAGGCGTGACATTATTTGTTAATCCCGCGCCAAAATTCATTGTCGATACTTTGTTGGAAGTTCCAGCAACGTCGTAATAGGTAAGAGTGGGCGCCACACGCATTCGAGGCATAAGTCGATGGACTATACCAGCAACGCCGCCGGAATTGCTTCCACCCCACATCTGATTTACGAGTTTTGCAGTATCGCTAGTTCCATAATTGGTTCCGGGTGCATCGGCGTACTCGTAGCTTTTTTGGAAATACCGTTGACACAACATAAATTCCTGGGGATACGGACGCCGCGTGCCAAGCAAACGATGCAGCGCCTCGCCCGTGATCTGCGATGAAGCAGTCCACGGCAGCACCCCGACAGGAAACACATTGAAATAGGCGACCTGCACGAAGGCGTTGGTCGTGCCGCCCCAGTTCGTCATGGACGAGTGCGTGTAGAACTCACCTGCCGACCACGTATTGAGCGAAGTCACCTGATAGGTGGACCCCGCGATCACGCCGAGCGCCACGACCATCCCTACCGTATTGTCAGACGCCCACGTGCCGCTGGTGTCGCCGGGGATAACCTCGAAGATGACCGTAGGCGTGTTGGCGACGAGACTGACCTTGCGAACATAAGACCGATTGCTCGCACCGTTGACAACCGACAGCGGATAGTCACCCGTAACTGATACCTGCACGATGCCAATGATGACAATTGACCGAGCGTCGCCCGTCCCCCAGCCGAGTGGTCCGGTGTCACATCCTTCCAGTTTCGCCGAGTGCGGCGATGCAATATCTCCCGCGCTGTAGGAAGACTGCAAGGTCGTCGCAATGACCTTCGTCGACGCGCGCAATCTCTTGAGGTCGGCCGTTCCTGAGAACGGCGTGAGGATTTGCTGCGCGGACAACACCAGCGCGCCAGCCGAGCCCTCGATGGCAAAGGCACCGTCTGCCGCATATATCCGGTTCGCACCAATCGCGGACATCAGCGTCGTGCCGTTCTCCTGGCTGATTTCACGGAATGGGTTGACGCACAGGCCGAGGTCTTGCCCGGCATCAACCGACGCGGCGATGGTGTTCGCACGAGCCTGGTTTGCTTGTACGTCGCTCAACACAGCGGCCCGGCTGAACGGCACCAGCCCATAGGGCTTCACTACATGGAGCGCCGATCCGTCGCACCAGACGATGCCGCCTTCACCCGGCAACAGAGAAATCGTGGTCGAGTCGTCGATCGTCTCCGAACTGTTCGGATCGAGCACCCACGTGCCGGTGCTGGTGTTCTTCACCACACACCACCAGCCATCCCCAAGGGTTGCAACAGCCGTAAAGGCCAGCGTGTGTGACCCTGACAGCAGGAACAGCGCGCCGCGATCAATAGCCACCGCCGTGTAATCGGCGCTCTTGCTAAGCGTCGCTTGCGCGATGTTGGCCTGTACCTGAGCCTTCTGTGTTGCAGAAAGGCTCAGCGCTGCGTCGTACAGAGTGGTGTCCTCAGCCGAGTGCAGGATGCGAATTGTCTGGTTGCCGCCAAGGCTCATCTTGGCAGTGCCCACACTACCCGCTATCTTTGATAGCCGGGCGGTGGCTTGGCGGGTGACCATGCGAGTTGAGGCCGTGTAAACGCCCGACTGAATTTCCCAGTCATTTCCTTCTTCAATCAAGTAAGTGTAGGTTTTTCCATCCACTGCCCCGGCCTCGGCCTCAGTGACGTAGAGAATCGAGACGGCTGTGGTGAAATGCACAGGGCTGCCATTGCCCACTGTATCCGAAAAAGTCCGGACCCTGTTCAGGTTGCTGCTGGCGGTCATGTGGTCCTCACGTTGCTATCCAAATCGAAGTGACGCGCCGCTGACGTGCCGCAATCTCTGGCGCCGGCAGGCTGCTGGTTGACTGGGAGGCCGCGGGCCTGATCGCAGAACCCGAGGCAACCCTTGGAACAAACGAGTTCGTGAACGAAACTGATGGGATACGAACAGGTAGAGTCTCCGCCTTGCCCTCAGCCGTCGCAAACTCAGCCGTCGACGCTTCGCCTGTACCACCGCCAGTGCGCGGCATGTTTACTAGATAATCACCTGTAATGCGAGCGCCGCTTGCGAGGCGGGGGGTGGGGCTGGTTGAAGCGCTTGTCGTTCCCGGAGCCGCGACAAGGCAGCCTATGGCAATGCGGGAAGCAGGGTTGGTAGACGAACTGTTGCTGACCGGGGCGCTTATCCTTGAACCTGAGGCCAGCCGGGGCGTAGGGCTTGTTGTGGTGCTAGGGCTGTCCCCGGCCCGTACGTCTGCGCCTGCCGCAGGCCGTGGGGCTGGACTGGTCGACGTGCTGGCGCTGCCCCCAGCACGGACGTCTGCACCTGCCCCAAGGCGCGGCGCGGGGCTGGTTGAGGTTGAATTGCTCGCGTCCGCACGCACATCCGCGCCCGCGTCCACGCGCGGGGTGGGGCTCGTAGACGTACTATTGCTGACCCCCGGAATGATATGCGCGGGGTTAAGCTGCGGCACCGGGTTGGTGGAAGTAGAGGCACTACCGGGGGCAAGAATGAGTACGCCGCCCTCAGGCCCGGCGGTATCGCGTTGACCAGTGCTGAAAATGCCGGTCGTCGACATCAGCTAGCCTTGATTAGGGCAGGCCAAGCCGTTGCTAGTTGACCAGCCAAATTCCGCTTGCGTTCACCACATACAGGAAGTCGGTGTCCTGGCCGGCCGTCTCACCTTGGCCAAAGTCGATGTACCAGAGCGGAGCATCGTTGGCGTCGGTATCGTCGTATATGACGGCCGCGTAGGCATTGGCAATGTCGCCCCCAGTCGCCGTCTTGCGAATGTCGTCGGCGTCCAGCATGGCTTGGTTGGTGTTGACAATGGTGACGGCAACGTTCGCAAACGTTTCGCCCCCCTGCGTCCAACCGTTTCCGTAGACCTCCTTCGTGTGGCCGGCGCCGGCCACCGAGTTGAGGGCAGTGTGGGTAGCGACAAACGACGCGGTGTTGTTGAGCAGCATCAGCCGCAGGGTCGTCTTGGTGACCTCGCCGTTGATCCACTTCTTGTTCGTGTGATTGTACTTGCTGACCGTGACGGCCATGGCTTGTTATCCTTTCCTTTTCCTATCTGTATGCGACGATTACTATCGACACGCCGGACAAGGTGGCGTCACGCGGGTCGGGGGCGGTCACCAAAAGGAACTCGGTGTCGTGGATAACGGTTTCGGTGGGGCATGAGAACACGCCTACCCGTGAACCCAAAGCAAATGTGATGGTGGCGAACTGCGTAGCCACGTCAGCAACCACTTTGTAGAGGTGGTAGACGGCGGCGGCAGTTGCGGCGACTTCCGAGTCAGCCCGGGACTTCGGCAAGGCGACAGGGAATGTCAGGTCCACGGGCGGCTTGCAGCGGAATATCTTTTCTGCGGTCTGTGGACGATCCGTATCCCAAATAGCGAGCGGAAACATATTACCGCTGCCAATGAGGTTGGCCCAAATGGTCTCGTCCGTCACCCCCAACGGGTCCACACCTGTATTGGGCTGCCGCGCATAGTAGACGTTGCCGCCGCGCCGCACCGTGTCGCCTATCAGGTAGTCGGTGTCGACATCCCAATCATCCCGGAACGTTATGCCGGCAAAGAGCCCCTGATAGACCCACACCCCGCTGACCTTGAACCAAACCTTGAGCGGGCCGCTGTTGACCTTGATGGCCCATTGGTCGTTCGTTCCAACGCCGGGGTCGGGCGCATCCCCGGACACATAGAAAAAGATTCCGGCTTCATTCAAAAACTCACGGACTTCCCTAGCTTTGGATTGGGTCAGGGCGGTATCAAACCGGCCCTTGCCCACCTTCGAAATGGTAAAGTCACCCGTCGCTGTATCAGCGCCAGGCCAGGGGACGTAGAACTCCCCACTGAGAAGGTCTTCCCCAATAGTGTTTATGACAATGCTGAGGCCTGCGATATTGAGCAAATCCCCCTGCTCAATATCGCTAAGATATCGACCCGCAATGGAAAAGCTTTTTGAGCCGCCAGTAACGGTCAGCGTGCCACCATCATTGCCGTCGAAGATGTCAGCAAACGTTGTCTGTGGCACGGCCCATCCCCCGATCAGAATTCGCTGACGACGCGCGGCTGCACAGTCACCGGCTTGGGCTCAGCCCCGTTCAACGTCCACACTTCGTAGTCGCCGGGAGCTGCTTGGCTCTGCAAGAACGACTGGAGGGCTTCCTTTTTGTAGAACGGCCCCCAGCAAAACGAGATAGTGCCCGCGGCCTTCGTGGCCTCGCTCTGCTTCTGGCTCAAAAAATAAGTGCTCTCGCCAGCCATTGTCCCTTCCTCCTGCCTTCGTGTGAAGCTACACCGCGCCCGTGGGCTTGTCCACCGGAGCGGGAAGAAGTTGTTGCTGCTCCTGCCGCGCAGCCTTTTCCTTAGCGGCGTCGAATTCCTTGTTCTCCAGAACTGCACCATCGTATTCGGCCAGTTCAATGGTTATATCCAAGGCTGGGGAAACCACGGCTGTCCCGGTTTCCGGGTCATAGGTCACCACCACAATATGCTGCCCGGGTCTCAACTGCTGGAGCATCACCTCGTGCGGCGGCATCTGCGCCAGTTGCTTGATGGGGGTTGAACTGTTTGGCTCAACCACGATTGCAAAAACGGCAAAATGGCTACTCATCGTATGCCCTCATTGAGGATCAGCATGGGTTTACGGACTATACCAGCGCCGCCAGCACGGAGGGGGCCGGCAAATTGGATTCCGTTATTGACAACAACCAGATCAAAGGTCCATGAGCCCCCACCCAAGGTGAGCCAACCAAATGAAACCGGCGAGGTGCCCCCAAGGGCACCGACGACCAGACCGCCGCCGCCCGGGTTGTTATCTGCCATTCCAATGATGCACGGGCGCTCAATTTGTAAAATCCCGTTTGCATAAAGACGAATTCGCATGTCGTATGGGTCAGTTCTGTAGTCGAAGCTGACCTCGCCACGCAACAGGACGCTCCCATCCCCGACCGTTTTGGTAATTGAGCACAGCGTGTGGTTTCCGCTCAGCGCCGAGGCATCATAGTCGGACCCGACCGCTATGCGCTGCGCGGTCATTTCCTCGCCAAGGACGTGAAGCCTTGTGATCAGCGCATTGGCAATGTTCGCCGTGTTGGCAATAAGCTGATTGGTCCCCACCATGCGGGCAAGAAGGGCTCCGTCAGCCAGCACATCCGCCTTGATCACAACTTTGGGGCTTCCACCGACGTTGGAGATTTGGAAGATGGTAACCGGGCTGCCACCACTGACCCCAGGTTTGGCGATCAAAAAGTCGTCGGTGATGATGATGAATTGGCTCGTAGAACCGTCGTTGTAGGCTTTCACGCCAGTGACGTAGCCATTCACGTCCAGCGTCACTGTCCACTGCGCGGCCAGCCTGCCGCTGATGGTGGCCACCGCAGTAAAGTTTCCATTCACGGTGGCAGTCAGCCCACCATAGGATGTGCTGACGCTGTTATTGTACGTCGAAATGGCCGAATTGGTATTGACCAGCGCCTGACTAATAGCGTCGGCTTTGGCAGCCAGCACATTTGTCTTCGTTTCGTATGTGGCGGAGATCGAACTTCCGAGCGTCACAATCGAGCCGTCCGTATAGCTGGCAGCTTGAGCCAACGTATTGACGTCGCCGGTCGTGGCAAAGGTCTTCGTTGCAAAGTTGGTGTTGATAGACGTTTGCAGGTTGGCCAGCGCACCATCGGTATAGGTGGCCGCGGCCGCCACCACCGTGACGCCGGCCTGTTCCACAAAGTCTGTCGTGGCATAGTTGAGATGCAAGTCAGCGATGACCGTCTCAATACGGTCAATCAGATCGCCACGGATGCCCACCACGTTGCGCTTGCCTGTAATCTCCTCGAGCATCGTGCCGGATTCGATTTCGACTATGTAGTTGGCAATCCACTGCTCGAAGGATTTGGTGCGCTTGGAAAATTCATCGACGGCGCGGGTAACCTGATCCTCAAGGGCGGGGATCAGACCCGGCAGACCAACCACGGGGTACTTTAGGTCGATGGACGGGGGCTCAACGGTTGTTATGCTGAACGTGCCGTGTTTCTTTCCAACGCCGGCCACGCGCACCTTGATAAACGCCAAGCTAACCATCTTGGAGTAGCTGTTGGCTCCACCCTGATAGAACGGCTCCCAAGTGGTGCCATTGTCGTAGGAAATATCCACGACATAGTAGTAGGCACCAGCCGCGGGCCACCATGAGACATCAAGCGTGGGTTCAAGAATGTTGGTTCGGAACGACGCGAGGATGCCGCTGATAACCGGGGCACCGGGGTCAAACAACGGTGTGGCCCCGGGGTCGTCGGGCAGATCGCCCAGGTCGGTGTCGTAAACCCCGGGGTCGTCTATCACGAGCGCCAGGGTCACCCGGTTGCCGTTGGGGCGGCCGGTGAGGACAACGCAGTTCTCAGCCATGTTGTCCTGGAAGCCAAAGTCGAAGGTTGGCCCCTCCGACCCATCCTGACGGTCCAGCGCATCTTCCAATGTTATGCCCCGCGCCGTCTCAACTGTAATCAAATCGGTAGCGTCAAGCACGGCAACGTTATCGGCTTCACCCTTCGTACACTTGATGGGGCCGAGGTACTTACCGGTCTTGGTTCTGACCCCGATGTAATTCTGCAAGCTATTCGACCACTCCGGCGCAACGTCGAGGGTCAGGTTGTGCCCATCCTGTTCTAGGACCTCACCACTAAAGCCCATGGTCTGCGGTAGTTCGCTCTGCACGCGGACCAGCGAGCCGAGGTTTAGCAGCCGGCCGTCGAGTTCAGTGTCCAGAGTCACAAACTGGCGGCGCAGAGTAGCTTGCTTAAAGTAGAAGGCGGCCAACACAAAGGCCAGTGGGCGCTCGGTGGCACCCTCCACCCTGATGCGCCGGGGCTTTTGTGCCTCAAAGTCCTGTGTCTCGGGTGGGAACTGCGCCTCAGCCTGTTGCCAGACCTCACGGTCAAGGTACTCAACGATTACCGCATCGGCCTCGTTCTCATCCTGGAAGATAGTCTTGATGCTGATTGAGCCGCGAACGATCTGGCGGTCGCTGAGCATGAGATTGGGCACCGTGCGCAACTGCTCACGGGTAATGCTGATCATGTCTCCTGCCCAGCGGTGCTTCGCCATCAGGATGCGAAGCGCCTTGTCAATAGCGTCAGGTATCGGAACCGTGCTCACAAACTGGAAGTCAAAATAGTGGCCCAAGCTGGTGCCCAGCGCATCCAGGGCAACGAACTCCGCGAAGTCCATCTTGTTGGGTGGGCGGGGGTTGCTGTTGTAGATGGTGTTGGTGGCAATGTCGTAGGCCGCCCACGCCGCGCTGCGGGTAGGCTGCTCCACCATGGCCACGCCATTCCACACCGGAAGGATACGGGTCCAAATAACCGCAAGGCGACGCGACGACGCTTGGGAGATCTGAGCGGTGGCCTTGATCCGTAGCGCGACCGTGGTCTCATAGGTGAATGAGGAGTCGCCCACCAGAAAGCCGCGCAGGCCCAGCCATGTGATGTCGTCGCGGGTCGCATTGTCGGTAGGTAGTGGGGTGGTTCGCCTCAACCTGACCTGATAGCGGCCCGGAGTGGACGTGGTACGCTTCTCAGTGAAGCGCTTGGGGGTGTTGCTCGCCCCCGTGTAGGAAGTGTTGAACAAGCCCACATAGGGGCCAGTGGGCGCACCCGCGTTGTTGACCGGCCGGTATTGGCACTCAACCGCCACCGTTGCGGATGAGATTGTTCCATCTGGATTTGTATGGATCAGGAGAGCGCCAAGGTCAATCGCTATCGCATCAATCAGCGAGCCGGCCTCGTTCACGATGAAGCCGCCAAGCCATCCATCGTCGATTCCCGCTGGGTCGGGAAGGGTCTGGTTGCTGACCTCCGCCGCCTGCACAATGTTGGTGGGGAATAGGGTGACGGTTTGGCCGGGCAGGTAGACGGCTACATCGATGTCCGAGAAACCCTCAGCCAACCCGTTGGTGGGGTCCCATAACGGAGTGTCGTCAAGAAGGATTTGGTCAATGCGGTACTTGCCTGCACCAATGCAAAGCAAAACGTTCACTAGCTGGTCGTCCCCGCTGTATTCCGAGAACGGGCTCTGCGCGTAGTCGGGAAAGGTTTTCAGGCTGCCATAGCCAACCGGGATGGTTTGCAGAAGCCGGGCCGCGTTACCCGCAACGTTCAATGAGTAGATTTGCGGGGTCTTGTCGTCCTGAGCAGCCGGGGCGTCTGGCCGCAGGAACGTGGACAGCAACAGCGCGCCACCCATCACAATGCCGGCTGCGATGAGTGCCCCACCAAAGGTCAGGGCCGCGCCCGTGAGCCCCAGCACGCCCGCGCCTGCGACCCACGTGCCAATAGGCCCCGCGATCGCGGTCAGCGCGATCATGGCAATGATGCCACCAATCTGGAGGGCTTTGTTGCCCCCGCCCGCACCGCCGGTCAGGCCGCCGAGCGGACGCGAAAGGAACATCAGGCTGTCGCCCCTGCGCAGGCGCACGCGGCGCCAGTTCGCCCGTTTGACTGGCATATGTGTACCGCGCCGGGTCAGGACGCAGATCGTGGGCAGCCGGAACTTCCATTCAGTGTCGTTGAGCACACGCGAGATCTTGTGGCCAACACGCGCCACCGCCACGCCCTGCTTGTAGCCGGGCGCTACCATGTGGACTACGTCGATGCTGTCCTTTGTTTTGGTCGCGGTCTGCACGCCTATTTCCGTTCCTCAATTGGCCTTGCTGTGCCGTGCTCGCCCCGCCCCTCAAGGTCGGCCGAGAACTGCCCGGGCTCGGCCCCGTTGACACCAAGCCAACCGTGATACCCTTCGACCACAATGGATGGGCTTACCTGGAGCAAAGGAAGGTTGCCCTTTACGACCCACCCGTCGCCGTTGGACGACCGGCGGTCAATTTCCCACTGCTCGCCGTTTGGGCACACCACGCAGATGGGCGGACGCTTCTCGGCCCAGTCACGCCAGTAGTGGGGCGAAAGGAAGCCACGCTTGCCCGGGTCTGGGGGCCGTTGCTCGAACATGACGTACTTGCCAGTTGCCCGGTACTTCCCGGTTGGGTCGAAGTACCACGGCATATACCACGCCATACCGGGAAGGAACATCCTTCTATCGTTGCGCCACCAGTTTTTGGCAAGCGCCTCGTCCTGCATTGCCTGATACTCGTCAGGGGTCAAGATGCGGTTTATCCTAACCAGCATGGCGCAACACCTCCGCTGGTTCGTAGTAGCGGAAAACCCGCCAGCCCGACGGCATGCGCAGGACCGAGTCGTCCAGATACATCACCCCGAACGGTGCCTCACAGTTGACTACCCGGCGCTCCAGCTTGAGCCACGTGGCCACGTGGATTGGGCGGTTGCCGTAGGCCATGAGCATAATGGCGCCGTCGGGCAAGGTCAGCACTGACGCGTGCGGCTTCTCAACCCAGAACCGGCGGTGAGGGTTCCCCTCAATCTGCTCCATCATCCATTTTAGAGCCGCGGCCCGGCCCATGTTGTTGAGATCAGGTACTTCCACGTCAGGCATCTCACGGCCCCAAAGGTGCCGCTGGACGTAGGCGGTACAGTGATAGCAATCAAACTCGTCCGGCCCCTTGCCGTTGAAGACGTGGGGCTTGCCGAGAATGGAGTTCAGGAAGGCGTCACGCCCGCTCATACCTGCCTCAGTGTCTTGAACCGCCTGATCGTGTAGATCAGGCTGGGGAACTTCGTGTTGGTAAGGTCGTCAATACGAATGGTACAATCCACCCGCTGCGCCGTCACCGTAACGTCCCGCCCCACCATTTCCAGTGGGCCATAGGCCGGGGCTGACGGGTCGTCCAAAAGGTACTGCCGCAGGATTACCCGCATATTCGCGCGCGTGCGCGAAGCGGGCTTGATGTAAGGCGAGAGGTCGCGCCCCACGCCGTCAATGCTGATGCGGACCTCAGGCGGCTTGCCCTCTTCCCACTCAGGGTGGTCGGCCATGAACGGGATAGCCTTGAACTTGACCGATTCGCCACCGTTGAGGGGCGCCCCTTCCTCCAAGGTAAAGAACGTGTCCTCAAAGGTTTCGGCCACAGCGCGCACCGAGAACTGACCAATCTCCTCGTCGACGAACGCGGGGTGGATCAGCTCAAGCGTATTGCACTCCCGCTCCGCAGGCGGTGCGCTGGCCTCAGCCTCAGCCCAAGCATCTGACCATGGCTCAAAGGGCATTGAACACCCACAAGTCGTGCGTCACGCGGATAAACGGGCTGACCGAGGTTGGCTTGGGCTTGGATGCATACTGCACCAGCTTCGTTTGCTCTCCATCACCAAACTCGATGGGCATAGTGAAACGCGCCAGCCCCATGTGGAGTGTGTTCTTGATAAACGCTTTGTAGATCGCCCACTGGGCCTGCGTGTAGAGAATATCAAAAGTGGTCCGCATAACATTGTCGCCGGGCCGACCACGCATGCGCTTGTTCCCACCCTCCATATCCGTGACAAGCGGGTCCTGGTAAAGATCGGGTATCTGCCATGTGTCGATCAGTGGTGAGTGAGGCAGCGTCTCGACGGGATAGGCCGGCGTGGTCATGACAACCCCTTCGTGCGGTCAAGGCCAAACTGCTGGGCTAGGGATTTGGATACCGGCCCACCAGAGTGGATGTCGTTGCTCATGGTATCCGCAATCATGTTGCGCAGGTAGACGTCGATGTTGGTGCCACCGTTCGGGCCGCGTGATTGCCGGACGTCTGCTTTCACACCTTGGACCTCGTGAACGTTGACGTAGACGTTGCTGCCCCCACCCATCTCACCGCCCAGCGTGACGGGGATTGACCGGCCGTCGGGCAGGGGAACGTAGGCCTCAGGGCCGCGGCCCTCACCAAAGATAGCCATCTGTGGGCTGTTGGCCACGCCGCCTGTGCTGTAGGTTTGCAGCGGGGCAAAGCCCTTGGGGGTCATGATGCCGCCGAGCGCAGCGTGGCCAATGCCCCCCATGCCTATAGGCAGGCCGCCCGGCAGCGGCGTGCCCCCGGGAGTACCCAGCAAACCCGCAAGCATGGGTGAAATGCCGCCAAAGATTGCTTGAAGCGCAGGCCGCAAGATCATGATCTTGATCATTTCGTTCTGCACGTCGAGCAGCGACTTGACTACAGTATCCTTCCACGCCTTCCACGCATCCTCACCTTTCAGCAGCGCGTTCTCCACAGCGAGGAACGAATTCTCAGTTCCCGTTTGGACGGACTGCGTGATGGTGTTGAGGTCGTTGATTTTCTTTTGCTGCTGGAGCGTGATCTGGTAAAGGGCCAGCTCTCGGTCTTTCCTGACGTCCAGACCCTTGCCATATTTCTCATTCAGGTCGATCTGTTTCTCAAGCGTGGCCACGCCAATGCGGCGTTGGTCCTCGGTGGTATTGAAGAGTTCGATGGTCTTGTCGAGCACCTGCACCTGCTTCTCGAGCGCCCGCACCGCCTCCTCATGCCCCTTGGCGAACGGGATGGCGGCCAGTCTACCAGCGAGGTCAACGGCCTCCTTGAATTTGGCACTCTCCTTATCCTGATTGGCCAGAAGCAGCTCGTGCTCCTTCTGCGTGCGGGCTAGTGCCACAGCGCGTTGTAGCTCACCCGTGTTGCGGTCCCTGAGCAAGGCCACTTCCTGTTGTGCCAGATCGACCCGCATCTTGGCTTCCTTGATGCCAGTCTCGAGCTGGGCAAGGCGGTTCTGCTCCATCGTAAAGGCATTGATCAACATCAGGGTGCCAAGACGAAGCTTCTCTTCCCGGCTTAGCTGCTGGTTGGCCAGGGTCATGTTGCGGGTTAGGAGGAGCCCGCTCTGAATTCCCAGATTGACGTTGGATTGGGCCACGGCCAGTTGGAAGGCCGTCTGACCCTGCTGCTTGGCAATCTCAACGTTTTCGGTTGCCACTACGGCATGGTTCTTCATGTCGTTGGTCAGCTTGCCGAGGTCACTGCCCAGGCGGTTGGCGATGATGAACCTCAAGCGCTCAAACTGTTCGCTGGACAGTCCCAGACCTGCCTGGATTTTCTTGAGCCCCTCGTCACTCAGGTTCAACACGGTGGTGTTGAAGCGCTTGATCTGGTTGTCGGCTGACATGCTGTTTTCGACAACCTTGAGATGGTTCTTGGCGAACTCAGCCAGCGCGTCACCGGCTACCCTTATCTTCTCAGGGGTGTCGGTGATCACCGACACCGCAGCCGGCGTGGTCGGGGAAATGCCACCCTTTGCAGCCATCGCCTTGAGCGCGGCCGCCAGTTCAGGGCTGGCCTTGCGGGTGGACTCAAGCACGTCTAGCATGGAGCGCTTCCAACTGGCGGAGAAATTCTTGCCGCCATCGGCAGCGTCGTCAATCTCCTTGCGCATTTCGCGCATGGCAATTTGCAGGTCTTCGGTTTCATTCCCCCAATCGATTGCCTTCCACAGGTCCTTGATGATGGCAACAGAGAACGCAAGGCCGGCGAGGACAAGTGCGGCGCCCTTACCAGCAACGGCCAGAAGCTGAACTACTGCAACAAAGGCTTGTCCTGAGGCCGTGGCCAGCTCGGCGTTCTTCTCAAAGTCCTTGACCGACTGGGTGATGTCCTCGAGTACCTTCACAAGGGCATTGACAGCGCCGGACTGCTCACCTGCCTTCTTAAAGAAGTCGGTGGATGCCTCACCGAGGCGGTGCCAAGCGCCCGCCAAGCCTTGAGATTGGCTGATAGCACCTGCCACATGCTGCCGCAGGCGTTCAAGGACAACCAGCCGGGCACCCAGCAGATTGCCACTTTCCTGCAAGTTCCTGATTTGGAACTCCTCCATGGCGCTGAACTGAACTCCGGCCTCGGTAAGGCCCCGCAAGTTGCGGGTTGGGTCTTCGAGGACCTTGGCCAAGCGCCGCATATTGGTTTCAATGTCGCCGCGTGAGACCAGCGATAGGCCTTGAGCGGCTAGCAGAGCGGTCTGGAAAATTTCCTTATTGATGCCAGGTATCGTCAGAAGCGCCGCGGCCGCGTTGGCGGCACCTTCGCGGGTGGCGAGGGTGGTCTTCGAAACCACTTTCGCCATGCTGTCCACTTCCTTCGCAGTGACTTGCGCACGGTCACCCATCACGTCAATGACTGCGTTGAACCGACGCATCCGGTCTTCCTGCTCGGACGCCGACTTCACCATGGCAATAAAGGCCACGCCCAAGCCAATGATGGACGTGATTGCGGTCGCGGCAATGATGCCGGCCAGGGACGTCAGCGAGTTGAACGCAGTCAGACGCGATGAGAGGCCAGAGAGGGGACCAAGGCCGATTTGAGTGCCCTTGGCGATCTCCTTGATGGCGTCACCATAGCCCCGGATAGTTGGTGCCCCGTCAATCGCTTCCCGCTTGACAGTATTCAACTTCGCCAGCATCTGGTTCTGAGCCGTGGTGAATGCCGTTGACGACAGCACGCCAGCGCTCAGTTGCTTCTCATAGTTCTTGAACGACTGCTCGAGGTCACTCACCACAGCGATGTTGGTGCCCCGCTTATTCATCGCATTCATGAGGTCCATGTAGCGGCCACGAACCTTCTCAACCGCCACCTGTTGGCGGTCCATTGCGGCTTCGAATAGCTTCGATTGTGCCGCCTGCTCGGCCTGCGTTCTGTTGAACGCCGTCAGCTCCCGGTTCGACAAGTTGAAGGCCTGCGCAAGCGCTGTCTTGGCCCGCGTCATTTCAGCGGAGGTCAGGACCCCACGCCGCATCTCGTCTTCAAACACCGCAAAGGCTTGGGTGTTGCGTTGAATGATATCGAACCCGGCCCCCGAGGCGGTCACAGAAGCATTGAGGGCAAGCATGCGGTCGCGCCCGGCCGCTATCGCGGCCTCCTGCCGCGCCATGGCCGTTTCAACTGACCGGGCTGATCGGGTGGCGTCGTCGCCCACCTGCTGGGACGCGCGCGAGGCGCGGGCCATTGACTGCTCAAACACCGTAGCCATGCGGTCCACGGTGGCTTGCAGCTTTTCGAGCACCTTGTCCATTTGCTGGATTGGGCTAATCGCCTGGGTCATCCCCTGGGTATTAGCGCCAATCAGGTACTCGAGATCGGCAAGTGTGGTCATCTAAGTTCCCCTACGTGCGGGACCTCAGCCGGGGGGTCGCTGTCCCGGTCGCTGCCTCCGCGCACGTTCTTCTGCCTCAATGACGAAGAACGCCAACCACTCAGCAATTTCGTAGGGGGTCAATTGTTCTTCAACTTCGTGGACAAATTTATTGAGTTGCCGGGCAACGATCAGGATTGCCCGGCGCGTGTGGTCCCTTCGGAGTTTTTTTCCGCACTCCGCAGATCAATGCCGGTGAGCGCCGCCACGTGTGTGGATAGCTCGTCCACCCACTTGCCCGTCTCAAGGTTGCCGATGGCAGCCACGTCAGCGTCATCGAACACCTTCTCGTCGGTGCCGGGCACGTAGGCGTAGCGGATCAGCATCGCCGCCAGTGGCGGGATCTCGCTTTTCTCGTTCATCATCTTTTGGAGCTCGGCGACCGTAAAGGCGCGTAGCTCAACGTCGGCGCCGAAAAGCTGGATCGTTTTGATGCTGCGCGGGCGGCTGGCAAAGACCTTGGCGCGGATCTCGTCACGGGAAGTGGTGAGGCTCATGGTAGTACGTCCCTTCCTTGCTTGATCAGGGGCGACACCCCTCGGCGCCGCCCCAGCGGGTTAAGCGCTAGTCGGATTGAACCCCACGGTCGGGTGAGCCCGAACCCTGGAAGTTCGCGGTGAACTCATTCATCGCCTCAAGGCCTGACTTGAGGGACACGTCGGTGACGATGGCCTGACCCTGCATGCCGACCTCGTCCTCCCCTTCGGGAAGGTAGCGCAGGTCGAGCAGTTCCTGATTGAGCCAGGAGTCCAGCACCACGCGAATCGCGGCACTGAGGGTGCTGCTATTGTCATGCACCCAATCGAAGACCGTGTTGATGCCCTCCGGCACGCTCAGCTCGAAGGTTTTCGTTTCCTCCTCCTGCGCCCCCACGTTGCCCGACTGGCTGCGGTTTTGCAGTTTGAAGAAGCCCCGGCACAGGCTCAAGCCACTACCGTCCGGGTTGACCTCGATGATGACTTCGGCGCGCTGCTCGAGAAGCGTCCAGAACGCCGAGCTGGCCTTGTAGAAGCCGCCCACCTGCAAGCTGACCGTGCGCAGGCCGGGTTCGCTGACGCGGTAGCCGCCGTTGCCGCGCGCCGTGGCAAAGTCGGTCTTGTCGATGACCGCGGCGCGTTGCGTGAGCGTGAAGTCATTGGCGCCGGCCACTTCCGTCGTGGGCAGATACTTGCCGTCAATGGTGATGGCGCCGCCGGGGGTATAGGTGTTCTTGAACGTGACGCGGCCGAACAGGTAGTTGATGGACACGATGTTCGCGGCATCCACCGCCACGCCGCCGTCCTTGACCGTCACCGCCGTGTTGCGATCCAGAATGCGCTTGGCGGCGTTCGTAACCTGATAGGTCTTGCCGCTCAGCAGCGTCGTTTCCTCGTCGGTGATGGTGGTGGGGGTGCCGGATTTCTTGATGCTGGCCACATAGCCGGCGAAGCCCTTGTACAGGGCCTGTGAGTTCGAGGACCAGGTGATCAGGCCCGGTTGGTTCGACTGGAACGTCGAGCCGAAGATCGTGTCGTTGATCGCCGACCCCTCATCGGTGAAAGACCCGGTGCCGCCCGGCAGTGTGTGCCACACAGTTCCGCCGTCACCGGAAACATCGACCCGCTTTGCCAGCGTCGTCATTGCCCAAATCCTCCTATAGCGGACGCCGATTGGCGCCCTCAGCCGGTTCCCTGATGACCCGCCACGTGCTCACAAAGATGGAGCGCTTTGCCTCATCCTGCATTAGAAAGCCCGTGTCGATGACCACGTAAACGCCAACGTAACGTGTACCATTGATTGTCTGCGATGGCAAACCAAGAAGAAGGTCCCGGACAGCATTCGCTTTTGACCATCCTATGGCATAATCCACGGCACGCACCCGCACCTGGAAGCGCGGCTCATCCACCAACCATTTTGGGTTGGGTGCACCACCGGGGGTGTCGTACAGGGTGATAACATTGACCGGCTCACTCGGCTCCTTGCCGATGTAAATGGCCCAATCGGCAACACCACCAATGGCGCCAATCGATGGAGCAAGCAGCGGCCTCAGGTCTACAGTTGGCGGGTTGATTGGCATGGCTACCGCACCCTTTTCTTCGGGATGGCAGCCAGTTCGGCTTTGATGTAGGTGTCGTACTCGATACGAGCGGATTCCGCGCCCTGCTCGAGGTACTTGTAGCCCCGGCCCTCGGCGTTCTCGTGAACGATGAGTGCGTAGGTGACGATGCCAAGTGGGGCATTGGGTGTGGGGGTCACAGGGTTATCGATGCCGCCAAAAGTAACCTTCCCACGCACGCCCTTGGGCGTAACCTCAGCGCTGGCCGCGCCACTCTGCGAGAGGCCGCCGTACTGCACCGGAACGAACGGGTAAGTGTGATTGAGCACAATTTGAGCGGCGCCCTGAAAGATGCGAAAAGCCTCGGCGTTCACGACCTTTGCGAAGTCGTTGTAGGCCGTCAGGCACAGGTTCAGGGCACGGCTACCACCGATCCCCTTCGCACCAATGTTTACCCGAGTCGCCATCAAAGATAGGCCTTCCGTTCAAATACCTCGGCCACAAGGCCGGGTATTTTCCTGAACTCCTTGACGTCGAAAGCCCCCTTCAACGCCTTGGGGTCAGCCTGATTTGTTTCCCCCAAGTAGAGGTAATCCCCGGCAGCAACGTCCTGATCCAAGAACACCCGCGCCCGGCTTTGCACCCGCACGCCCTCAGCGGTGACGATCTCAGTTGACCGCTCTTCCCAACGGCACGAGATCACGGCTGGGGCCGCAAAGGTGTCGGCGCCGAAGCTGTCTGCCGCTCCCTTCGACCACCATGTGGCCTTCTGAACAAGACCCATTGTTAAGAAGGTCATCAGTAGGGCCTCGTGTAGTATCTGATGACGTTGGCCACGGAATTTGGGTAGCCGGCAAGGGCAGAGTCCGCCTTTCCCCTATCCCAACTAACATCGGTATCTCCGATCCGGTAACGGGTCACGGAGTTGTCGATGCCGTTTGCATCCGACCGATAGTCGGCTTTAACGATGGACGTAATGGCCCGCTCAAGATCATACGGGAAGTCTTGTTTCAGTTCATTGGTGGAGTTGGGCCGGGTGATGTACCCACCCTCATAGGTGAATTCCCAATCGTCCTTGAAGAAGTTGGACTCGGCGCTGTCAGGGGTGTTCCAAGGAACGGTGGTGGTTATCCACCCCCCGTCACGCTGCACAATCCCCGCATCCTTGTCGATCACTCGATACTCGTCGGCGCCAATAAGCGCTTCCTTGTATTTGACCGCACTGATGCTGATGATTGGGGTAACGCTGAGAAGGATGTTCGGGGTGCCCTTTCCGGGAAGGGTCTCCTTGTAAATCTGGCGAACCCAATTGCGGCCGGTGATCCTGATAACCGTAGCGGTTACGGCCAAAATCAGGTCGGTGAGCGTCGTGTCCTGACCGCTGCCTGAGATGCCAAGCTGGGCCTTGACGGTATCCAGCTTTAGCAACTCAGGTTTTGCGGCCGGTGTTACAATCTCAATTGCCACGGCTCACCTGCCAGTCGTCCTCAGTCGAGCTTGGGGCGGTCCCGGCCACGGCCTACGGGCTTGGCGTCGCCGGGCTTGCCCCCATCACCCTTGGCGTCCTTGCCGGCGCCGCCAGCGGCGGGGCCAGCACCCTTGTCCGGGCCACCCGGACCTTGTGGATTGGGGGTGCCCTTACCGGGCTCGGTAGTCATTTGCCGGTTGGTGTACACCGCTTTTCCTCCATTTACGAGACGATCTGCTTCCGCTGGAGTGAAGCCGGCCCTGTCCCCCTTGATCCAGGGGGCATTCGACCGGATGAACTCCACTTGAACCCGTGGGCCTTTTCGCGCCGCCATAGTGTCCCTACCTTCCTTGCCGCCGTTTGAGGTTGATCTTGTCAACCGTATCCCCGCTATCCGTACACACAAATAGCTGGGAAGTGAATACCGCCCAGATTTCCGATCCCTGACGCTTGAATGTTATCTCTGCCGTTTCAAGCCCTTCCCTGAGTGGGTTACCCCCCTTAGGGAAACACTCGGAAGCTATCAGATTAACCACCCCAGTTGGGAGATCCTCACGCCGCCTGACTAGCCTGATTTTGTTGGAGTAGTGGTAGCTGTCGACCTTGTCGAAGCAGTGCCACCCACCAACGCCATCCTCAAACTTGAGCAGCATTGTCTACCTGCCTGCCTTAACGCCTGCCGGGCGCAGTTGGTTCAAGTGCAACCGCGCCCGGCGAACTACCCCTCCCGTTGGCCGTTAGTCGGAGTCACCCGCGCCGGCCAGCACCGGCAGTTCCTGGAAGCCACCGAACACGACCACCGCGGTGAAGTCTGCGGTGTCGGTGTTGGCTGCCGACAGGTCAACCATCCAGTCGAACCGAATCTGGTCGTCAGCGCCGGTGAGGTCGAAGTTGGCTTGGTGCAGTTCGCTGTCGTTGAGCCCCTGATCCACGGGGGCACGGGTGTCCTGCACGGTCCACACCGAGCCCTGCGGGCTATCCGACATGCGAATGGAGATCGACGACTTGTCGCCGCCTTGCTGCCCGGCGGTCTTGGCCAAGAAGAACACCGCGCACGAGCGGGGGCGCGAACGCCACTGCTTGAGGTCGATGGTGAGGCCGTTCTGCCAGACGTTGTCGTTGCCGGAACCCGCCACCGCCTGGGTGGTGAGGGCCGCGATGGCGCCAACAAGGTAGGCGCCAATGTTGTGTTGCATGGGCTTGGTGGTCATGTGGTTCCTCTGCGAGTTCGGGGAGGGGGTTTTCCTACACCCCGCCCCTCAGGTTACGGGTCTGGTGGAGCGTGGGGCTTAGCCGCCCCAAGCCACGCCGGTCTTCACGGCAACCGATTCGCCGTGGCGCATGGCGAAGTCGTGCCGGCTGATCGCGCGGATCAGCGTCTCGTCGCGGGAGAAGGCCGACTGCACTTCGCCGTTCTCCACGTAGGCCGCCGAGGAATCCGTGACGATCTCGAGGGCGGTGGCTTCGCCGATGATCGCGTCCGTCATTTCGGCGAGCATGATCTCGGAGTCGTCGCCATTGCCCAAGTTGGCCGGAACGCTCGTCGAGACAAACACCGGCCAGCCGTACAGCACCGGCGCGGTGCCACGGATTTCCGGGTAGATGAGTTCGCCGTTGGTGGTGCGCAGGTTCCGCAGGTAGTTCTTGCGGGTCGGGTGCATGAACCACGCAGGCTTCTGCATGGCCACGTTCGCGCTTTCCAGGGCGTTGATCAGGTCCCGGAAGTCCTCCTCGATCTGCGTCGAGGACGTGCCGGCCGACGGGATGACGTTGCCCGGCACCGCCCAGTTGCGCATGCCCTTGGGGGTGTGCTGGGAGCCGTCGTCGCGAAGGAAGGCGCGATCCTCACGGATGGCCATTTCCAGCACGAGGTCGTCGCGAACGAACTCGTCGGCCGAGGGGCCGGACGTGAACGCCAGCAGGTCATTGCTGATCGGCACAATCGCGGCGAGCTTCTTGCTCGACAGGTCGATCTGACCGACTTCCGGCGCGGTGGTCGGAATGTTGCGCGACTCACCGACGTACGAGGCGCTGGAACCCGCCGTCTGCTTGCGGATCGTCAAGGCACCACGGTTCATCGGCACCACGCGGGCGCCTGCACCACGGACCACGGTCCGGGCACGAAGCAACTCGATGATTTCCGCCGCGTACTCGGGCGGGATGAGCGCACCGGCCTGGGTCAGGTTGGACGCCATCAGCGCCTTCTGGACCTCGGTGCCGAGCTCGTCGTCGAAGGCCTTCGAGCAGAAGTACTTGACCTTCTCCATGTTGCCGTTGGCGAACGCCAGGGCGCGGACACAGCGCGCGGCCGCAATGCCCTTCATGTTGTCCTTGATGGTAAACTTGCGGTCACGGATGATGCGCGATCCGTTGGTCTCCTCAAGCGGGGGGTCGCTACGCTGCTCCCCGCCACCGCCCTTGACGTTCTTGGCCACGGCGGCTTCGACCATCGGGCCAAGCTTGGCCAGGATGCCCGCCGAGAGGGCTTCCATGTTGGTCGGTTGGGTGGTACGGTCGTTCATTGGGTCGTCCTCGATGCAGGCCACCTTCTGGCCTTCGTTGCAAAATGGGTATGCCGACGGTTAGTCGAGCTTCCCCCGCTGGCGGTCAAGAGCGGTCTTGACCAATTCGTCGATCTTCGGTCCGAGCCCTTCGAGAAAGCTCTTGATGAAGGTGTCCACGTCGCCGGCTTCGGTGGGCACGGTAATATCGAGCGTCGTGCCTGCCGCACGGCTGACCTTGCCGGCCGGATCGATCAGGTCGGCGAGGTCGCGCATAAAGCCCGCGTTGAACTTGAGGCGGCGGGCAAGCTGCTTGTCCCCACCAGCCTTGAGCGCGCCCTTGTCCAGCACCGCTTCGAGGCCATTGAGCACCGTTTCCAGCACACCCACGACCTCGAGGTCGGTGGCCTTGCGCTCGGTGATGGCCTTGGTGTCCACGACCTTGCCGTCGACCCGAAGCTCCTCCGCACCACCATCCTTGTTGGTGTGCACGATGAAGATGTCGACGCTGGAGCCGGCCGGGGTTGCCCGGGTGCCTTTGTCGGTCTCGTCCTTGGGGTCCTTGGGCGCGGGCGCCGACGGGGTCTTCGTCTCCACGGCCTTGGAGCTTTGCAGTTCGGCCACCAGTGCCTTGCGCTCCGGATCATGGGAAAGCACCTTGTACACTGCGGTGAGGTTGGCACCCTTCACGGTGAGGGTGGTGGTCGCCATCTTGTCCTTGCCCTCGCCGGTCTCGGTGACGTCCACGTCGATCACCTTGTTGCCGAGCGCGCCGTCACGGTCCGTCAGGGCCTCGGTGGTGATCAAGGTCTTCTTGGGCAGGTCCTTGCCCAGGATGATCTTGCCACCCTCATTGGCCACAATCAGCTCCTCGGCATCCTTGTGCTCGGGGGCCTTGGTAACGGGAAGCCCATCGAGAAGGGCCTTGAAGTCGGCGGCGGTCTTGGGATTGGCCATGGTGGGCTCCTGTTGCGATTTCTGAGCGCGAATTTTGTTGAGGTTGGATTCACGCAAGCGGGCTTCCATATCGGGGGGCAAGTGGATGGTGACGCCTGCGCCCGCTGCTGTGCGGCGGACCTGCTCCATCTTCGCTCGGTCAGCGCCGTAGATCACATTGATCTCGTCGCCTACTGTCTTCCAGTCGTCGAGTACCATGCCGGCCCACTTGGCGATGGGGGCGGTGTCAATGCCCTTGCTGCGGGCGTCAATCAGGGCGTCGGGGTTGGCCGGGATCGGCACGCAGCTATATTCGAGCAGCTCCTGTTTGAGGAAGCGGTAGCCGGTGATGTTCTTGTCGTCGTCTTCAATGTACTCCCACTTGATGGGAATGAAGCCGACGCTCACAGCGCGCAAATACCTGCCCACGTACATGCGGAAAATGCTGTATGCGAACGGGCTGGTGTCCCGATCCATAAACTCGCAGGTTGATTTGAGCGCAGTGTCCTTCCAGATTTTGATCGACTGGCCGACCGGGGGGATGTAGTTGTTGTGAGCGAACAGCACAACGGGGTTGCGCTTGTATTCGGCAAGCTGCCACCCGTTCACCTGAACAGAGTCCCCGTATCGGTCCTCACGGTCGGTGCTGATGGTGAAATCAATGAGACGCTTCTCTTCGTCGATGGACCGGATGTCGTCGCAGACGTACTGGCGCCGCTGGAGCACCCCTTCTGCAATGGCAGGATGCCCGGCCTTGAGAGCGTATTTAAGCATGTAGGAACCCCTGACCCATGATCAGCGGCAAAAGGAAATACCTTCTTCGAGCAAAATGTCAACAAGGATCACAAGGATGGATGAAAAGTTGGACCTTCCCACCCGCATTCGAATCCTTCTTGCTCAAGGACCAGCCAAAGACGACTGGACTTCCCAGCTTGAGGAGATCTTTGGATGCGCCAAGGGTTTCCTTGCAGACCCCAAACTGTCTGAGGTTGAGGTCTTCCAAAACCTCAGCAGGCCAGAGTGGGGGCAATTCACCGTCAGCCAAAACGACGAGGGGCTAACAGCCACGTGGCTCCGCACTGACGGCGGGCCGCCTGTTGCTGTGCAGTACCTACGCGAGACTAGCCGGGACGGCGCCGTGTTCGTTGTTCTACAGGCCCTATTGGCTCACGCTTTACAGGAGCAGGGTCTGGGAACTTACGTCGATGTGAGGACGCCGAACTGGCGACGGGCAAGGGTCGTGGTTAACGGCAAAGAAATGGAGGGGGTTGTGCGGGCGTGCGCGGTGACTGGATTTTGCGAAGTTATAACACCGAAGTCGAAGGTTGGACCCGACAACAGGCTGGCCACACAAAAACTACGGGGCTTGGTGACCATCACCTTCGATAAGGTCGACAGGACCTTCTTCTGAAAGCCACTCGGCCGTTGGTAGGCCGAACGTTTCGGCCGTCCATCCGGAGAACGACCTGAGGCATTTGGCAAGCTCAGCGGCTTGGTCGTTCCACGCCTTCCTATAATGCTGTGAAGCCGTCCATGGAACCCCACGCACAAAGTGCCCGCCGTCAGTAGTCATCGGGATGCCACAGGCGACAATCCTCGTTGCCTTAGCCCTGAACCGCGCCACGTTGACGGCGAGCAGCCCCGAGGAGCCGCCCGTATGTGGAATCTGTTTGAAGGGCAGATTGAAATGGCGCTTCCGGTGGGCGGCTGTCCATAACACAGGGTCATGGTAGTCGTTCTTGCGCCGTGCTTCCAGCCATCGGTTCATCTTCTCAGGGTGCATGGTGCACCAGTGGTCAACCGCGGGCAGATTGATTGCAATATCGTTTGCGGCCACCACCACATCGGGTTTGAATAGCTTGGTGGCCAGCTCTATTTCTTTCCAGACACACTCAGCACCGCCAATCACCAGTGCTTTCATCGCCAATTCTCCTTAACCCATGGATAGTTATCCGCCACCCCAGGCGTCCACGGATCAAACTTGCCGTGAAAGAACACAGCGCGGGCATTTGAAGGCAAGGCTGTCCGACCAAGGCGAATAAAATAGTTACGGAAGCTGTAGATTCCGTCAGCCTCGCCCCACGTGGCCTCCTTTGGGCCAAGGACATGGCTGATCCACGCCTGATCCGAACCAACTATCCCGGCCAAGGCCGTTATGCCGGGGGACTGCCTTGGGTCGAACTCGTCCCACACCCGTTGCCGGGCGCCCGGGGTGAGCAACATCATGGAGCCGTTGTAGAAGGTATTCTTGGCCGTGTCGCCCCAAGCAATGAAGTCTTCCTTGCGTGAAGCCAACGGGGTCATATCCTTCACAATGACCGAGTCGAGGTCCAGTGACAGAATGCGGTTGCCAAAGATAGGAATGACCTCGGACGAGAACATGCGCAGGCGCCGGTAGCAGTTGGGTTTGTTGTTTGGGCGGGAGAGCGGGGCAATCTCGTCCCACAGCGGTACTACCTCAACCCGGGGATCAATCCCTACAGGGTCATCGGTGGCGCAGATGAAGCGGTGTGGCATGTGGAGGTGTCGTTCGACCATGTTCCGCAGCACATTCACATGCCGCGCCGTGAACACCGACCGGTAACCGGGCTTGGCCTGCCACTTCCACGTAACTACGGACAGCATTGAGGCTCTCCAAAACTTCCCGCAAGGATCTCGTCCATCAGGACGTCAAAGATGAAGGCTCCATTTCTGCCAGCCGGCAGAAAACGGCAGCCATAATAAGCGGGCAGCGTCCAGCCAACGGTAGTCTCAAGCAGGCGCCACGGTCCGCCCTCCCCGTCACGCACAAGGTCAATGCCGGCCCAGGTCAAATTGTGCTCCACAGCTATCTGTTCGCCAAATGCAAGGGCGCTCAGCGCCTCTTCCTCTGGAAGGACAATTGGCAAGGTCAGGCCTGACCCCGACGCCATGGGTCGATCCGGCCGGTTGCCACGGCGCATCATGAGGCGTCCGGTTTTGCCAATGAACAGAATCCTAAAGTCGTTGTCGTTTCCAGGACAGAACTTTTGCCAGATCAAATAGTCCTTCTGCCTGAGGCCATACTGACCCTTGATGCCGCCCTTATGGAACACATTGTGGGCTTCGCCAGCCGCCTCACGTGCCGTTTTGATCAGCCGCACATTGCGTGAGCCAGAACCAATCGAGGTTTTGGATATGAATGGGTACTGAGCCGTTTTGGCGTGGGCCATGGCGTCATCGTAGTTCTCAAACACTCTTGTCTCGGGCATCCACCGCTTAAAAACCTTTGCCTGACGAAGTTTGTCATCGTAAAGGCGTGCCGAAGCGGCGTCCGGGATCACCACAAACTCCGGGCGCGCGGCGAATCTAGCCACAAGATCCTTATCCTTCCTGCGGCGGCCGGGGCTATTGTGCATATGGATAAAAATGTACCCACTTTCCCCTTCAAGTGGGTCGTCCCTTTTGAAAAGCTTGGCATTCCACCCACGTTGACAAGCCAGGGTATAGAGCAGCAGGCCCCAACCACTCTCGTCGTTGTAGACAAACAGCCTCATGCCTGCGCAGCCCAGTCGATCTCGCTCCACGGGAAGGTAAGGTTATGAGGAGTGGGGTCTTTCGCGATGAGAGCACGTGCTTTTTGCACCCCCTCGCGGTCCATCTGCTGCTTGCGCAAGTAATTTGTTGTGGAAGCGTCAGGTACGACTTCGCGACCAACGCGAATGACCGGGTAGCGGAGCATGATGGGCTCACCCGTTCCACGGACCACACGGTCACGAAATTCCCCATCTGAGCCATAAAATCCTGAGAATCGCTCATCGTAACCCCCGATTCGCTGGAAAACGGCCCTTTCCATGAGCCAAGTGTTGGGATGAGGCTTGTAACTATGCATCTCTGGGGCCGAGACGCGTTGGAATCGGAAGGCTCGACCAGCCTCCAGCTCGTGAGAAAGCACCGCTTGAGCCGTGCGTTCTGGCACCAAATGATCAATATCGGTCATCAGAATCCAGTCAGTTCGGGCCTTTTCAGCCCCTAGATTCCGGCAAAACAGCCAATTCCAGCGCACATCCACGCCACATCTGAACAGCCGTAAGCTGCCAAAGCCTGGATTGCTGGTAATTCTGGCTATCTGATCGGGGGAACCGTCATCGACCACGATGAGGTCCCAGCAACCCAGCAGCCCCGGCCCCCACGCCCGCATATGGTCAAGCTGCGCGGTGAGCATTCCAGGATTTCGATAGTACGGGAGGATCAAGGTAACCCGGCGACGCGCTTCCATGTGTCCTGCCTAAACCTGTTCCCCGTCCCTTCGACGAAGAAACATGCCCATATGCCCTAGATCTATGGCATGCACCCCCGCCCGCGCAAGTTCCCAAGCCAAAACCGTGGCGGTAGCCCCGAGACACAGTATGACCCGCCGTTTCTCGGGGCGCAGGCGCGCGACCAGCGCGTTATACTCAACATAGGCGTGTCTGACCGGGGCAATGACCTCTTCAACGCTGGCGGCGCCCGGCATGCGTTCAGGCAACAACGATTTGCCGCCCCCGCGCACCAGCACCACGTCAAGGCCGCGCCAGAGGCTGCGCACCTTCTCCCAATAGGGCGGGGTATCAATCCACGGGGCTGAGTCCGGCCGGCTCACAAATGACGACCCGTAGATCCACGTCGGGTCGTAGAGGTTCGTGTATTTTGGTGCCGCGTATTGCCCCCAGAACACGTGCTTGGGCGTTGTGCTCATGACGTTGGGGATGCAAACCAGACATTCCTTGGACCTCGATTTGAGGATAACACGCAGCTTCTCGCAAAGCTCAGGGTGAAAGTCCTGTGACTTGGCCGAGTGCCCCAACGCAAGCTTTAGTTCTCCATCGCCGTAGCGCGACATCGACTGCCCAGCCAGCACCATATCCAGCGTTTGCCTCTCGTCGATAACGTTGGGGTAAGCTGGCATGATTTCCTGCCCTTGCTGCGTATAGCTTGGCTGACACTACAGCGGGGCTTTGCAATGAGCAATCCAGATAGAACTGTGCTGGTCTCCGGAATGAGACTGCGGTCAGGCAAGACCATCGATGTGCTGGCCCCCAATACCGGGGATTGGATGGATTATATCCTGGTCGTGATAGAAAAGCCGGCACTGCAAATTATGGAATTCTTTGTGCCCATCTGCACAAGCCTCACCTATCAGGAGTTCAGATCGCTTCCAATTGAGGAAGGGGCAGCCATTCTCGAACCCATCACAAAAGAGATTAATTCAGCAAGTCCATTCCTCCTGGCGGCGCTAAAGACCACGTCAGAACGGAAACCGCAATGATCCTCGCGGTCACAGGTCACCGGCCGGACAAGCTGCTCGGCTACGGCAAGGCCGCGCGTGACGCGCTTGAGGCCTTCGCCATAACCGAACTGCAACGATTGAAGCCATCCCAAGTTATCACCGGCATGGCGCTGGGCTGGGACACGGCCATTGCCGAAGCAGCGGCAAAGCTGTCCATCCCCTTCATTGCCGCCGTCCCTTTTGTTGGCCAGGAGAGGACGTGGCCGGCTGAGGCAAAGGCCCAATACCGGGGACTGCTTAGGGAGGCCAAAGAGGTCCACGTTGTCTGCCCCGGGGGTTACAGTGCATCGAAGATGCAAATGCGCAATGAGTGGATGGTCGGGCGCTGCGCCAAGCTGCTCGCCTTATGGAACGGCTCGCCCGGGGGCACCTCCAATTGCATTGCTTATGCCGAATCGTTACGGTGCTCCGTCGAAAACTGCTGGGACCGATTTCAAAGCAGATGCGAAAGCGCTGGGTCATAAGCCACCCCGAGTACGGGGTGTTGGTTGCCATACAGGATCAAGGTGTGGGGGAGGACGGCCGTCCCAAGCACCTGACGTTCTGGTCGCATCTTGGTTGCGACGGCTGGGGCAGCGTCATTACCTTCCCAACTGAACACGAGGCGAAAGAGGTCCTGGGCGTGTGGGCGGGGTATGTAGCGCAGCAATGCAATCTCGTCTTCGTGCGCTGCTCTGGCACACGCGCACGCCCTGAGGAGCTTACTGAGGCCGGGCTGTTCGAAGCCGCGGCCCCGCTATTCTTTGAGCGGGCCGTGAGCGGGCCGGACGGGGTGACACTGCAATGAGCAGCCCGGATAGCAAGCTGACGGACGATGAGTGGGATTACCTCAATCAGCACGGGGCCATCTACCTTGAGGACCAAGACAAGAAACTGGTACGTGTGACAGTGGAGTCCACCGTACTCCTCGGTAAGCACTACAATATGGTTATGATTGGAGAAAAGGTGGTTTGGATGAGAAAAAGCCCTAACTGGCCGGCAAAGGATTAGGGTTATGGCAAATAAGAAGCCAACCTTTGACCAGTTTGCGGCCGAGGTCAGGGCAATGTGTTGGGACGACCTGCCGGGTTTGGATAATAGCTTCCAAATTAGCGGATACAAATGCCGTCGTCACATCACGAATCGTCTTGGGCGTCTTTTTGAAGTTGTCCAGGCCAATCACAAAATAGTAAAAATGCGGGCGTGGCGCTGGGCGCCCCCAAGCTGCCAGTCAGGTAATTACGACTACCTTATACTAGACGATGTATATGTTGCCGGCTTTTCCAAGTGAGGTTCCATTTCGTTGGATCAACCTATCCATCAGACACGACATCTGGTGCTTGGTTGACGAAGACGATTACAACTGGCTCATTAAGTTCAACTGGAACTGGGCGTGGCACGATAAGACACCCTGGAAGCACTATGCCAAACTCAACGTAGGGGTTGCCCGTTCAACCATCTACCTCCACCGCTTGGTGATGATCAAACATGACCCCCGGACAGAGCTATTCCGGGCAACGCATCACGTGGACCATATCAACGGCCAAAGCCTGGACAACAGAAAGGCAAACCTGCGCTGGGTCACCCCCGGTGAAAACATAGCAAATCGCATAGCGCGCAACGCCGTGCCCTCACTGAAACAAATAGCCCTAAGGCTACTCGCAGAGCATACCCATCATGAGATGCCATTTTAGAACCCCACGCGCGAACTTTCAAAAACGGGGCTGGAAGGACCCCAAAAGGATCGCCGAAATTCTTGAGAGCCGTCTCATCGGTGTTGAAAGAAAAAGGATGACGTGGGCGCTTGCCCCCAACCTTGAGCACATTTGCAAACCAATTGCTTTGGGAAGCCTTTTCCATCTACGAATCCTTTACCTTTAAGTTTGGAAGAACCAAAATATACTACTGCCTCGGCCTCCTGTTTGGGGAACTGCATGAAGCATACATCGCTGAGGGCAGAATACTCAGGCTGAGAAAGTGGTGGCGGCCCGGCATGAAACTCCTTGTAACTGTAGCGGTAACGGAAACAATGGCGGGCAGATTGGGCCGGTCAATGAATATCCCGCTGGACGTAAAGGCAATCTCCCCGGCCGTGATTTATGAATTATTCCTTCCATTTGATCCAAACGATCCCGTAGGGCAGACCCTGCGGACAAAGTGCCGAATCACAAATAAACTGAGGCCGTTTAACGTATAGTTTGAGTGGAGGGTGTGCCCATGCCCGATATCATCTTAGGCTTGGCTGTTTACTATTGGCTCGGCGCTACCTGGATAGCATCAGGTTGCCTGCCCCAACCATGGGGGTGGCTGACTTTTCCCGACAAGAGCCTATGGCGCCCACTAGCTTGGATTGTACTCTACGGGGCCATTTGGCCCCTCATCCTTTGCAAGATTGTGAAGGTCCTCGTTTGGGACGGAAAGAGGGAGATCCACTTCTGATGATCCGGCGCGGCCAACCCCCATATCTGGAATGCAGCTCGCGAGGCGCCAAGGAGTTTAGCGCCTTCTATGCGCGCATCAGGGCACGGGGCAACCGCAGCATTGAGCAAATCTATCAGGCGGCGAAAATCTTCGACAATGCTGAGACCGGCCTGACGTGGCGCCAAGCCAAAGGGCGCAAGCCGGTCAATGTGGCGGAGTGCCGAATGTTGTATTCCGAGTTGTGGGACGAGTATATTGCCGAAAACCCACACCTGCTTGTAAAGCTCAAATCCGCATCCGGGCTATCTGATATGTTTGGTCAGGAAGGCCACGCCTGCCAAGCCGTTGAACTGTGGCGCATCAGGAATAAGGGATCAAGGTCCTATGACGACAGAATCCGGCCGAGCGCCGAGCGCTAACCCCGCAATCTCCAACCGACCCAAAAAGGCAAAAAGGTGCCGCGCATCGGTAAGGAAGAGCAAGAATGAGACCCGTCAGGGAGTATCAGGGAGTACAGGAATGACTCTTGATCAAGAGATTGAGGCCGTCGATATCCGGATCACGTCGCTAAAGATGAAGAAGATCATGCTCAGGCGCGGAGTCAAAGCGATCCGCTCCAATTGCCCGCGCCAAGGCTGCGGCGGGGTGCTGCACGCCCAACTGGACAAAAACTCTTACGTGCACATGTCCTGTCAGAACCCGACATGCACTTACCGAGACATCGCGCGATGAAGCGGGCCGAGACCATTGTCGAAGCCGTGAGGGTGGCGGTGAAGCAATGACCAAGGAAGCGGATAAGGATAAGGGGAAAAAAGGAAGACGGCGCCGACCGCCCATGTGCGAAGGGTGTGGGGTCAACCGGGCCGATCCGCCCAGCCCCTTGTGCGTCGGCTGCCAAGCCTACGCCGAGCATCAACAATAGGGAGACTGCGGTGAACGAGGCGTGGTGGGATCAGATGGCGGCGGCGCTGCCGGTTATCCAGTCCGTCGTGGTGGATGGGGAGCGGTACAATGTCAGCCACGGAATGATCCGCTTCCTTGGCCGCTACTACGAGGTAATTGAGGCCAACGGGGTCATCCTTACCATGAAGGCTGCGCCTCGCGGGATTGAACCCTTGCCCAACGAGACTTGGGATATATGGGCTGAGTGGAACTACCAAGGAGACACGCGCTACGCGCATGAGCCGTCGGTTTTCCCCGACCGTCCGGCGGGGCGCTGCGAACGCTTTGACGAGGCCTTTCCGACAAGTTGGCCACAGGCACACCCACGCAACATAACCATCGGGGGCATCGTCCGTGGCGGCCTTGCCGCAGTATGGTTTTGGCTCGTCATGCTTGAGATCGGGAAGGCAGTTTTTAGGTGAACCATGCTCTACACCATTGGGCACAAAGCCAGCTACGACGAGTACTTGGCCACGGACAAGACCCCCATGAAGATGGGGAAGCGCGGTGCGCTGAGGGGTGGGGCGCCCTACCTGGGCGGGGCCGTGTTCCTGACAAAGGCCGAGGCGGAGGCCTTTATCAAGAACACACCGCGGCACAATGACGACTTCGCCGTCTATGGCCTTGCCACCACGGCGGAGAACACATGGCAGGTACCGGATGAGCCCTACCGCCGGCTCATCCACGATGCGCGCATTGTAAAAGCCGAATAGGGAGAGACAAGATGTCAAGGGATACGACGAAGGCCCTGTTGTGCGTAGGTGGACCGCGCGCCGGGCAGCGCATGGCCATACTCCACGGTACCGGCTTTTCCGTAGCGGTCAGGCCGGACGTGCCTGAGAACGACCCGGCGCATGCAGACTTCAAACCCAACAGGCAGGTGACGGAGTTCACCAGCTACCGGGAAGAGATATTTCATGCCCCAGAGGGCGACGTCTCCTTCTGGGTGCCAACCGGGCAGAGCCAGCAGCAGACCATTCTCATGTTGCTGGAGGTCTACGAGCAGGCCCACATACCCGAGGGCAAGCGCATGCAGGCCCTCTCAAGGGGTTGAGTCCCCATGGCATGGATGAGGGTAAGCCTACCCAGCAACGAGCGCCAGAGGGACAGGGTTATCCTTCTTTACTGGTGCCCGCACACCCAACGGCTGATAGGCCGCCTTGACGGCACGTGGAAATCCGGATGGGCGCTCCCAACCGAGTACTACCGCTGGAATCTCGAGAACCAAGGAGGGGAATGAATGTCCCGCCACAATAAGCAGCGCAGCTACGGCCACCGCATCCAGTATTTTGGAACCAACACCTACCGGGTGTCCTGGGTCGTGGACCGTTACTGCGCGGGCTCACGGCTGCGGTACCCCACAAGCTACAGCCGGGCTACCAACAAGGCCGGGGCCATGCGCTTTGCCAAGAAATGGAAGTGCAAGAGCTTTGAAATTGGGGGGAAGACAAAATGAAAAAGCCCAGACGGCCGTTCTCGGAAGTAGAGGCCGGCGACAAGTTCAGGAACACCCTGCTGCCCCGGGCCGATGGGAGGGATGGGCATGTCCCATACTTTTATGGTTGGGCCATCATGGACGC